CTTCAACAGAAGTAGATCCGATGTACATATAAGGAGCCTGAAGAGCATGTTGTGCATCTGTCAGGATTTTAAATTCTTCACTCATTAATGTCTTTCTTGAACATCCATGGTTCAACTTTGAATGTTGGAATAATTTCATCATCAACAATTGGCTCTATGATGATAGACTTATCGCTGACATCCGATCCTTCAAAAAAATAGAACTTTCGTACCTTTCTTGAATCTGATGGAATGAATTTCGTCAGAGTACATTGAGTATTGATCTCCTTTGTTGTATTTCTGAGAAATTTGAACGTATCGAATATGAAGATTTGATCGTTCTGTCTTATAAGAACCAATCGAGCCATTATATGTTTGATAGACAGCAGAATAAAGATCTCCATCCATAGATTGCTTGAACAAAATATTTTCAACTTCGCCTTCCAGAACAATGCAATGAAAGTTGAATCGATGGCTATGAGCAACGATTGGTTCTATATGATCTCGAGTCATATCAAACATCCGGATGTTTCCTTCTGGCGAATTCGAAATCATCCAAGAAGTCAGTCCAGGAATAGCATAATTACGAACAGGATTATGCGCAAATTTCATAACAAGATCAAGATTCATGATAACCTCAAACAAACAAGGAGTCGAACTGTTCCTTAGTCCAACCGAGTGCATAGTGTACAACAGTTTTAGTCAAATTTGGATACAAAGACTCCAGATTTTGGTCTTTCACTGCAATAAAAATTCCAACATCGGTTGGATGCATGCTTTCTATCCACTTGATGAAGAATTCTTCTTTCTTGAATTGCTTCAATTCAGGATTGAACATGATGTAGATCTTGCTATGTAGCTTCAGCAAATCGAGAGCTGCCATACCAAGAGGGAGATCCGATTCTGTGTAAGGCGGAACCCCATCCGGAAGAACAGTTGAGATGTTCCACTTCGGATTGATTGCATATCCTAGAATGGATGTTAGTCGAGGATCTTGTGCAATGAAATCTTTCAAGCATTGGACAGGATCAGTTGCTTTATTTGCTTCGTCTAACATCTCAGAAAGATATTTTGCTTTCTTATTCAGTTGCGTCATTCTTAATCCATTTCTTTGTTTCTTTATCTAAACTGTGAATTTTAATGAACTTCTTGACATCTTGCAATGCATTGATCATTGGCTTAGGATTATTAAGTTCTTCCCAAACAGTATATGGATCTAGATCAGGAACATCAACTTCATCAATATCTCCGTTGTCAATGTCATCTTCACATTCGCCATGCAAAATTCCAAGAGGACAAATAGAACAATCTACAAATCCATGTTCAGATGGGCCATCGATGCTCATTTGGCATAGAGCACAAATTCGGTAATCGCACTGAAGAGAATAATACTCTTGATCTCGAATGCATGTGCCTTCTTTCATGCATTCATGTTTCTTCAAATTTTCTTCTGTCAGACCACTCCACTTCACAATGGTTTGATCGATTGCTTCTTCCCAAGTCTTTACAGAATTGGCCGGAGCCGGATAAAATTCTGCTTTCCAAGTCTCGATACTCATGATAATTCCTTTTAAAGTTCTTCAATATTACGCTTATCAAAACGTGATGCAGAACGGCGCTTATCCTTATGGCGCTTTGGTGGGAACTTCCCATCAAAGATTTCTTTCACCAAAGGATTCCGCGGTTTCTGTGTCTTGATGCGAATAGTGTTCTCATCAGAAGAGTCGTCATCAAAATCTTGATTGTGATCAATACGAGGCATGATAAAAATTCATAAAAGTGTTCAACATGTGTCTATTGTATGACGTCCTAACAAGGCTGTCAAGAGGATTAAATAAAGAAAATTCAGGAGACATGAATGCAAACCATTCCCAATAGACTTGTTGACATCTACATTCAGCAAGGTACCGACTTTGAACAATCGTATCCAATTGTAGACATATCAGATTACTCTTTCTATGCATGCATCAGAAAACATGAAGATGCCGATGTTTTCTTGGAGTTCGATCTTTCTACATCTGCAACAGATTTAACGATATCTTTATCATCTACTGTTACGATTGATATGTCACCTAAGACATATATTTACGAAGTCTTGAAAAAGAGCCAAATAGATAACAAGGTTTCGTTAGTAGCAAACGGAAATGCTATTGTCGATCCTGGTGTTCAGTTCAAAGATCCAGTGACAAGCGGTGGATCTGGAGGTACTGGAGGATCGACAGGAGATATCATCATCGACGGTGGAACATTTTAATGATACAATCTAAACAAAATCTAATAGATTACACACTTCGTTCATTAGGAGAACCAGTTGCTCAGATCAATGTAACAGAAGAGCAACTTTCTGATAGACTTGATGATACTCTTCAAAAGTTTAGATCATATCACTATGATGGAACTCAGAGGATGTACATAACTCATCAAATCACACCAGAAGATGTGACGAATAGATACATCTCAATTCCAGATAATATCATAAGCATTGTTCGTGTTTTTCCTATGGTAGAAGGATCTGCGACAGGAACATCATCAGGCGATTCTGGATTATTTTCTGTACAGTATCAAATAAGACTTGGAGACTTATGGAATATTTCCACTGGATCTATGGCTTACTATACAAGTCTGATGCAAAATCTTGCTCTTCTAGATCAAACATTCAATGGAGTTCCTCTATTCAGATACACTCAAGTAGTCGATAAACTCTACATAGATGCTTATTGGGGAGCGAATATTGTTGCTGGTCAATATGTAGCATTTGAATGTTTTGTAACAACAGATCCGGAAGAATATTCTAAAATTTATGATCAAATCTGGGTTAAAGAATACTTCAAAGCTCTTGTTGAAAAACAATGGGGAATGAATCTTAAGAAATTTGGAGGGATTTCTCTTATCGGTGGAGTAACACTTGATGGACAAGGAATGTATAACGAGGCTCTTCAAGAAATTGCCAGATTAGAAGAGCAATTGAGAGAAGAATTCTCAGAGCCACCGATTTTCCTTGTTGGCTAAATGATATGAAAAAGCCACCGATTGGTGGCTTTATTTTACTTACCTAGCATTTCCTTAAAAAGTGCCAAGTCATCATCGTCATCATCAGATGGAACAATAGCCTTTTCTTGCTTTGCTTCAACTTTTGCTGTTTTCTTTTCTGGAACCTTCACTTCTTCATCCCACGGAGCAGCTTCTTCGGTCTTCGATTCTTTCTTAGCTGGCTTATCTTCATTGAGAAGATCAGTTGCCTTGCCAATAGGAGCACCATTACCCAGAGCACGATCCAATTCCTTCTTCAGCTGTTCAGCAGATTTGAAGTTCTTTGGATCAAGGAATTCAGCCAAAGGAATGTAATTATCGATCACCTTCTGGATCTCATCGTCATCTCCACCGCAAAGAGGAGTAACAGAATCAAATACTGAAGAGTCGTAATTTGGATATCCATCAACTGTTTTGATACGAAGACGGAAGTTGGCACCAGAATCGATATCGTAAACATAGACTTTTTCTTCATCATCAAAAGTAGGCTGTGCCTTGCTCATGATCATTTCATAGATCTTCTTACCATACTTGAAGAGTTTAACCTTACCTTCATTTGCAGGATTTGCAGGGTCTTTAATCACAAGAATATTGGAGATGTAATGCGTTTTGCGCTTCATCGTACCAGCAATCTTCTTCTTTGCTTCATCGCCAGATTCATACAATGGCTTGATATATTGATAAACAGGATCATCGTCTCTACCGATAGTAGAAAGATCATTGTTGATATACCACTTGCCTGTAGATTCTACTTTGAATGCGCGAGAGAAAATCTTAACCCATGGAAGTTCGTCGTCTGCCATAGGAGGCAAGAAACGAATGATAGCTGTTCCATTTCCTGATGCATCGCGAGTTGGAGACCAAAAGCGATCATCTTCTTTCTTATCCGCATTTGTGTTAGCGCCGGCAAGAGCCTTGTTCACTTTATCCATCAAAGCGGATTTATTCTTACGGATTTCTGCGAGAGTAGCCATTTTATTTTCCTTTATTGTTATTGACCTAATGCAAATTCATGCGATAACGGTCTGTTTATTGAAATTACCGATTAAGGTAATCTACTTAGTCTAATGATTATTCATCAAAAGACCATTCCGAAGATTTATCCAGACCAGGCTTTTTCTTCGGTTCAGATCTTAATTCTTTCGAATCAGCGATCTTATTCATGTGATCAGATTCTGCATTTTCATTCACAATGCCGGATTGATCATCTATATCAAAAAGTTTCATTCTTGCTCGATCAAATCCACATATGAATCGATTGAAATAAGAAACATCGCCATATCGAGATTTGATCTGTTTCATCATGACTTGTCCAAGTTCATCTAGATCAGCATTACGAATCAATCCAAGAACAAAATCAGCAGTCATCAAAATACCGATAGACTCGGCCATTGATGTTTCATTCATATCAGAATTACCATATCCTGATCGATTAGATTGAACAGCCGACCATACAACTAGATCGCGTTCAACTGCAAGTCCACGAAGTTCTTCTGCAACAGATTTCTGAACAGTGTAAGAATTAGCAGATCCACCGGACTTATAATGTGCAGAAGCACATATACCTAGATAGTCAACAAAAACGATATCTGGCTTGAAGTCTTTCTTGATCAATAGTTCATCAAGCAGTGCTCTGAAGTTATTGACAGATGCACATCCAGTAGGATATTCTTTCAAGAATAATCGACCGAAAGATTTTTCTTTGATCTTATTCAACTTCTTACAATACAAGTCTTTAGGTATATCTTTGACTTGATTGATAGGAATGTTCAATAGGTTTGCATCTATACGTTCTGCAACTCGTTCTTCTGCGAGTTCCATTGTGATATAGAGAACGTTGTATCCTTGACTGATATAGTTAGCAGCTAAAGAACACATTGCAGCAGATTTGCCACCACCAGAAACAGCCATGATTAGATTCAAAGTCTTTCGACTCACACCACCATGCATGACCTTATCTAGCATCTTCAACAAAGAAGGAAACTTAGTCTCTTTCTGGGTGTAGAAATCCCATCGAGCTTCGATAGATGAAAAGTAATCATGTCCAACATTCTTATCAAAAGATACAGCAAGTGCATCTGATAGAAGTTGTGGAATCACACCTTCGGATCTTTTTGTATCCGATCCATCAATAATGGATACAGAATCCATAATCGCGTTATAGATTGCTTTTTCTCGACAATACTTTTCTGTCTCATCAAGCAGCCATTTTGGATCTGATTGCGTATGATCTCGAGTAATTTCTTCTAGGAGTGTAGAAACTTCTTTGAATTCTTTTTCGGTGAGACCTTTGTAGTTCTCAATCTGAACTTCTAAAACTTCCTTCCCAGGAGGCTTCTTGTATTCTGCTGCAAAAGAATCGATCAACTCATAAAGAACAGATGTTACTCTGTCTTCAAAGTATTCTTTCTTGATGTATGGTGAAACGGCACGGAAATACTCTTTATCCTGCAAAAGATTTGCAAGAATCATCTTGTGAAATGTTGACATCTACTTTATTCTTATTGTTATCAACTAAGATTCTAACATCTGAATAACACAGATGTCAAGAACAGTTTAATCGTTCTACAATGCATTTTACAAGAAAAGACATATCAACATACATCAGATCAAAGAAAATGCACCAGATCTATTCCTATTCAATCCTCGGTATGTTCCTTGGATAGAACATCCATTATGATGTCACCAACAACGTTATCTAAGTCAGATGCAAGTTCCATGTTCTCTGGTAAGAACTCAACGATGAATTTATAGTTGAGTTTGATTTCTGGACCGTTTTCTTCGAAAGTCACAGGACCAGTGCTGAAGATCAAACCTTCATATTTTCCATAAGTGATACGAGTCGCAACTTGAACAAGTCCTGTTTCATCTCCTTCAACTTTACGTTCTACGAATTCATAATTTACTGCATTTGATGGAATCACAGCATTCAAGATTGATTTGATGATACTCATTTTTATTCTCCTGTGATAGAAACTAGCTTCATGTCTTCTTCATCGAGCTCGACTAATTCTTCATCCAAAGGAATAGATGGAGTTGTTTCAGATACAGTCAAGAGCTTAGAATTCAATTGATATTTGTCTTTGACAAACTTAACAAAAGATTGATCGTTAAGAACCGTACCAAGGAAGTTATCGCTTTGAGTAGAATCATAACGAACCTTGCCTCCGATCAATTCGCCTGTAGTTTTGTTGACAAGTTGATACCATCCATTTGATGGCTTCATGACATGGCCAGATTCTAGAGCAAGATCGAGAATACCAGAAAATTTATTGATGCCACCATCAAATGTCACAGTCAGAGGAATCTTACTCTTTTCGATGACGGTACGACTTTTTTCAATGTTAATAGTAAATGTGAATCCAACTAGATCAGTTCCATCTTTTTCTTGTGACTTTGTGATGATCCAAATTGTATTAGAAGAATAGATACCACCAGTCCCGCCACTTACAATAGCCTTTGGATACATTCCTTGTTCCATGTAAATGTGATTAATGGCAATGCACGGAATGTCTCGCATTGTGAACATTGGAGTTGTAATTCTCCAGAGAGATTTCAATTGCTTAGCTCTCGTCATATCTGCAGCTCCCTTTTCTTCGAGTGCATCTTCTACTTCCTTCTTAGAAGCAATGTTACCGACGGAATCAACGAAAACGATTACATGCTCTTTCTTCTTCACATCTTTCAAACGATTTACCATATCGAACTTCAATTGTTCGATATGTTCAACTGGAATATGAAGAACCCTATCAATATCAATACCAAAATTCTTAAAATATGCAGGTGTGCTCCCGAATTCTGAGTCGTAGAAGACACAAATTGCATCTTTATACTTCTTCATATAAGCAGCAACCATGTAAAGCGAAATACATGTCTTGAAGCTTTTCGATGCTCCAGATACCATTGTCAAACCTGCCTGCAACCCAGACGCGACAGATCCTCCTAAGGCAATGTTAAGTGCCGGGATATCAGTAACAGTCTCTGCTCTGTCTGTGAAAAAATCTGATTCTGATAGAATCGATGCCTTGACTAGATCCGAACCGGATTTCATCAACTTTTCTAGTAATGTCATTCTTTGTTCTTTCTTATTATTTTTATTGACAGTTTCCATTTGCTGGAAATCTTCATCTATCGAACTACCAAAACCAATTGCCATTAATCAGCCTTTGTTGATTCTTCCGATAGATCGCACTTCCCATCATATGCAATAGGAAGATCTTTCTTACTTTCTTGTTGATCTTTTTTCTTCTTACCGAAGATTCGATCATAGTTTTCTCGGTATGCATCCGAAGGAGAATCGGTTCTGATTGCATCACCTGTGATATCATTCTTTGATGTCATACTTATCTTTGATTTCTTTCATGATTGAATTTATGTTCATAGTGTCATTTTCATAAATTGTTGGAATATCAAACCAATCAGATGCTGGTCTTCCTCCAATAAAATCAGATTGAGTTCTTACTTGAAGAACTTTCTCTCCGTTTTCTTTGACAAACCATCGTAAAGCGATCATTCGTCTGGATCCAATGCTTTGTTCAGAGACTTTGATACGTTGTCGAGAACCTTGGATGTTGATTCAAAAGGATTCTTATCCTCGTATGCTGTAACAGGCAAAGATACAATATCCTTTGCAACGGCAAGGGGAGTAACAGCTACATTCAAAGCAGCCTTCGTAAGATTTGTAAAAATTCCAAACATTTTATTTCTCCAATTTTAGACGATAACGTAAGACGCCAGCATAGATAGAATAATTGAAACATGGATATGATATCCGTTCGAATCGAGTAGATGTTTCTATCTCTGCTTCAATTGCAATACGTGTGATTGCAGGAAATGGATCTTCTGTTGCTTCAATCCAAGGAGTCCATCCATCTTCATTTGATGAAACTCCAGAGAAAATACGATCGTATAGAGCATCTACATAAGGTGTTTGATCGACATGATCAGCAAACTTATTTGTAATGTATCCTGCTCTTGTCATAAAAAGTTCTTCACAAACAACTCTCCGAAATTCTTCTTTGTTCATTGAAAGGATACCTTTAAAAGTTCTGTATCAACATCTGAACGGGAATCCAAATCTAGAGTTTCAGATCGACCATGACATCTGCCATTTGTAACAAAACCAGCAGAAAGCAATTCACCTTCTGATCGAAATTTACGTTCCCAATCATAAATTGAACCAAAACGAATTGCTTCAATGCCTTCAACGAATCGATCGTGATCAACATGACGAGGAAAAAGAAAGATAGATTCTTGGCCGTTCAGTCCCATGACAACATACTTCATAATTAATCCTTTTTAATGTATCCATTCTCAGATTGAATGTATCCAAGAGAACTCAGAAGAGCATTTGCATCCATCAACTGATTTTCTGTGACGCTATTTATAGATACTTGCATTCGATGTTGTCGTTCTGCAGATTCTGCTCGAAGCAAAGCTTCTGCAAGACGACGATGTAATTCATTCTCGATTGATTCATGCATAATTAAACCTGATATGTGTCATAAGCAATGCTAGCCAAATAGAGTTTGATCTCGAGTCTATCCATAACCTTTTTCATTTGATCAAGACTCAGATTAGATGATCCCCATCCACCAGATTCTTGTTCTCTGATATCTTTCTTACATCGATCAATCATTCGAGAAAGATGCAAATATTCTTCATACAATTCATGTTTTGATTTCATAATATACCATTTCAATCAGTAATTTTAACAACTGATGGCTTGACATTCAAGCCATCACATTCTTCGTAATCTTCCATGTTGGCTTTGGCAATAGAGTAACCTCCAGATGTCAGATAGTCTCCAACATGAGCAATCATAGGAGAATCACTCCAAGAAACCTTCAGATAGAGGGTGTCATTTTCTCCGCCCAAATATTCACACAAAGAAGAGTCCAACTTAACTGCTGTAATAGTGGCAATCTTCTTGAATTCTTTGAATGTCATGCTTATTTCGAAATAAGCATCTATGCCATAATTCTCAATCGCAACATCAATAGGAATCTGCCATTCGTTATAAATCGGATCTCCGTTGCTTTCGCGTCCAATAATTTTAAGATTACGAGCAATCACATTTTCTTCTGAGATGATTGTACGAGATTCTTCTATCAAAACACCATCAACAGATTTGTAGGTTATCAATGTCTGTCCAATTTCTTCAGATGAAGGAAAGCGAAGAGCGGTTGTCTGCTTTTTCTGGTAGATGAGTCCACAATCCATCAGAAAATTATTGAAAGAATCATTGGTTAAAATATCAATAGGTGTCATCATGTTCTCCAAGTTGAATTGTATTTTGACATAGAACATAATCTATGTCAAGAGCTCTTCACAAAATGTTTCTTTCTGACTTGAATTGTTACAATTGAACTCGTTCCAATTAGATGTCCGATTTGAACATACATGAACAGATGATCTTGTACAACAAATCCAGCATATAAAACGCTTACAATAGAAGAGATCCACCAAATCATCCAACCAAACAACGATGAATCATTTTCTTCAGTTTTCAACATCTGAATAAGCGTTGGAATGTATGCTATGATCATAAGCAACCCACATATCCCATACGAAACTTTCAAGTAATCAAGCATCTGGTAGCATCCTATCATAAAGATTCAAGATTTCTTCCTTGATCATTGCAGGAGTCATCTTCAGAAGATCATCTTGATCAAATAGTTGCCTAAATCTTGTCATAAAAGCTCCAAGATCTTTGCCTTGCAATCCAGTATATTCCATCACCAATTGACCATTGAAAAGTTCTTTCACCTTCAGATTCTTAGAGTGCTTCTTCAGAAAATCACAATATTCATCAATCTTGTTGAATGTATGAAGAATTCTTGGAAGATATGCTGCTTTGTTGGAATTCCATTCATATCCAGATTGTGTTGCATTTGCTTCATCTTGAGCCCATGTCAGAAATTCTGTATATGTTGGACGCTTACGATCTCGCGTCCTGGCTCGATAGTTACGGTTATCCAGATCAAAGATCTCATAGTTGTAAAAAGGACTCGATACAACGAACTTGAAGATATCCAACTTTGTTTCAAATCCTTCATGATATCTGATTGGATCATATCCGCCAAATTCCAGAATCTCATCGATGTTCTTTGAAAGAGTGATTTCTCCGACAACTTGCGTATCATCTCGAACAATCAAAGTCAAACCATCATGTCCAAAACGAAGTCCCATCTTATGGTAGATTCGTCCGAGTAGATTACCCAAGTCGTTAAACGCGAAATAATACAAAGAAGTTACAAAATTTTCAGGCTTCGTGAAGATAAAGTCAACCTGAACATCCTTGTAATCAAAAGAGAAGCAATCCGAATTATGATAAATCTCTCGAGGACCAAACATTTCTTTGATCCATTTATCTCGATTGGGTATATCGGAAACAATTAGGATATCAATGTCTCCGAATGTTTCTTTTGTGTGATATGCTGGAATTGTTGCATACAACTTGATTCCAGAATGAGCAATCTTTCCTTCGAGATCATTTACGATCTCGAAATATTCATCTCGATCTACTCGGCGTGTTTCAAAACTCAGTGCATTTCCACCCATAATTTTATCCTTCAAACATAAAAAGGTTCTTCTCGATGTGTCCAACGAGCATTCTTTGGAAGTCGTTCAACAATCCGTTCTAGGTTTATTGTAACCTCTTCTGGGCTCGGTGTAAAGTCATTATAAAGATTATTTTCTTCGAAGAAATCCAGAAGGCGATTTTCCCATGTCATCATCGTAACATTGAAGTCGCGATAACATAGCTCACAGAAAAGAGAATCATGGCGTTCATGTAGCCAACGAAGCTTATCAACAAAGAACTTCACATGCCCTGTTCCGAGCGTGTATTTCTTCGGAGCATCAGCATAGCGTGTCTTCATACGTTCAGAGAAGACTGCATTAGGAATACGGATAAGTTCTCTGTATTCTGCCATAAGATGTTTATCACAAAGCTCATGCGGGTGGATTAGATTGATGCGTGTCATAATTTAGAGCTTTCAAAACGATGCTATAATTTTAAGCTTTTCTAAGATAGCTATGATTTCATCTTTAGTCAAAAAAGTCACCGATATCTCCTCCGAGCAAAGCTACTTGTGTAATGAGAAATCCAATAAGGAAAACAAGAGCCCAGTGAGTAGAAACAAGATACAAGATACAAGCCAAAAGATTGACCCAAACAAGCAAGCGCACCACCAATACAACCAATAAAAATAGCACAGATGATCTTTTCCATGTTAGCTCACCTTGATAGGAAAACGTTTCTGGAAATTTTCTTCTGTTGTTTGACCAACGTCTTTCTGATCTCGAACAGTTGAGATAGAGAAGAAAACCTTCTTACCACGAATTGCATTTACTGTCGCAATCGTACCTTCATTGTTTCGGAATTTATCGCCTGTTTTCATGATACCTCTTTATATGTTAATTGATATGCATTTTGCTTTCAGTATGACCATGTCAAATTTCTACATCGGTGTACCTATGACAAGATGGACATTCGACAGCATATCGTCGATTCTGTTGATCTGTCTTTTCTAGCAAAACAACATCAAGTGGATGATATTCAACAATTGCCTTACATCGAAAGCAAGTGAAACGTTTGTAAACAATCTGATCATATCCAATAACAGCAGCCATGATATTTCTCCAATTAAAATATGCCTTCAACAAAGCTGTATCAAGATCGCCTCTAGAATCTAAATCCAACGTCTCTGATCGACCATAACATTTGCCTTGGTCGATGAATCCAGCAGCAATAATAGTACCTTCTGTCCGAAGTTTTCGTTCCCAATTTCTATCGGATCCAAATCGGATAGCTTCAATTCCTTCAGCAAACCGATCATGATCAACTATTCGTGGAAAAATAAAAATCTGTTCAATGTCATCCAGAATGAATACAATGTATTTCGTGATTATTCTCCGATGATTGGAACATATTTCTTGGAATATGAAACTTCTTGACGAAGTTCTTCATTTGTTCTCGTATTGTTGTATAGATTAACCATTGTGTCAATGAATACGCTTGATTCATTGGCTCCGATCACTTGTTCTTGATGGATGTCAAAATCACCATAGAACTCTTTAACCAAAAGATAAATCTTAGCCATAATTAACCTCGCACAAAAATCAAGACAATATCAGGATGTCGATCATCAACACTTTTATATTGATACATCTCGCCATCCCAGAATTCATTACGTTCTGCCTCTTCATAATCAGCAATGAAACGAACAACTTTGCCAGTATGGTCAGAAACAACCTTCACTTCATCTGGAAAAGCATCCATGTAATTCCTAAGAATCAACATGTTACGATTCTTATCGAAATCAAGCTTTCCGGTGTTCAGATGCATAATATAGCTCATAGTGTATCTCCGTTTCAATAAATTGATTATACAGAAAGATCAGATGAAAGTAAAGCCCCGTAGGGCTTTGTTACGATCTTTATCAGAAAGTAGCTTGGACTCGTTGTCGGATTTCAGGAGCAGTTACTTCGTTTTCCAGAGCACCGTTAAAGAAAACACGTTGCATAACTTCAACATCAGTAACGCGTCGATCTTCAAAGTTGATAGATGTATATTCGCCATCACGAAGAACAGTTTCGACTCGACCCTTCTTGGATTGCTTACCTGGATCTGTGATAGGATCCTTTTGCAATGGAATCCACTTATCATCAACAAGCATAGCAGTAGTCTTTTGTGCAAACTTCAACCAATCGCGATCACAGTGTTGAAGAAGACCACCACCCATACCAAAGACAATGTTCTCGACGGAAATACCCTTGGCACGAAGAGCCAAACAGATTTCATTAATTGTTTCAATGGTGATACCATCACCTTGAAGAACTCGGATGCAATCTGGAAGAACCTTGAATCCCTTCTTATTGATCGTGTATCCATAAAGCTGAAGAAGCATTTCAATAAGTTGAACAGGAACAACTTTCGGATCACCAGAATCTGGACGGACAACAAAACGACCACCGGATTTTTCAATACGTTCCTTGAAATCAGTACCGACCCACTTAGTGAAGCGGTATGGATCATATGTATCTGCTACGGCAGAAACGATGCCGCCTTCTTTTTCCAGAAGAGCAACCATTGCTTCAAGATATGCATAGTCATTCTTGGTTTCTGCATTCGACAAAGCACAAGCAACACTGTGCTCAGAAGCATAAACAGAGAAGCCAGGCATGGAATTATCATCTTCTTCATCCAGACCATAATAGTCGTACAGAACAGCAATGCCCATCATGGTATCAGTGCCCATGAAACTCATCAAGTGACCTGCATCACCAATACCAGCACTTTCTGGAGAAGAAACGCCACGGAAACCAAAATCATGCAGAGCGAAATTTAATCCGCCCATGCGATCGTCATCTACAGTTTCTTGCCAGAACTTCGAAAGATTCTTGCGAATCTGATAAGAAAGGGATGCAACGGTGATTGGATACCAAACTTGCAACCACAGAGGTTCGAAGTAGCTAACGAGCCACTTACACTTTGCATCAGTTGCTTGAACATAATATAGAACATTCTTTGGATTCAAAACAGTACCTTCTGGAACAGCCCAGATTTCCAGAGGAAGATAGCCATCGTACTCGTCAACAATGTACTTCCAACCTTCGTAGTTGAAAGCTCCAGGCTTCAGGTGACGATCAGCAAAGCGCTTAGCTCGCATGATATCACGCATCGTGATCTTCTTCAGAAAATATTTCTTGATGATTGCTTGTAGCCCGAACATCACAGTCTTTTCGATACCATGACCAGCACCGCGTGCTTCGCCATAAGAGAAGAAATTATCTGTGTCTTCAGCGAGCATCTTCCAGTGCCCGACTTTATAAGAATCAGTCTTCAAACAAAGAACATCTTGAAGCAACCCAACAGAACTCAGAATGCTTTTGCTACCATCTTGTGAAACGTAATCTTGCCACATTTTTGAAACTCCTTCAAAAGGTTCTGAACAAAAACTTCAATAGATTAGAACCATCTCTATCAAAGCAATAGAATTAAATGAAACTCTTCAGAATGAAATAGTGATCTTCGAAGAACTGATCTCGCATATCATAAAGCTCGGAAAGAGGAATCCACTTTGCTTTGATTGCATCATCGCATCCCTTGATATGTGGAAGTTCTAGCTCATCTTTCAACTTGATATAAAAAGCATGAGTGATAGTTCTTCCTCGAGAAGATCGATCTGGTTTGTCGAAAACTTGATTCCGAAGGATAGATCCTTCGAGTACCGGAACAGGAACTTTGATTCCAGTTTCTTCTCGAAGTTCTCGAATACATCCATCTTGGATACGTTCTTCAGGATTCAAGAAACCACCAGGAAGAGCCCAATAGCCTTTGCCTGGGCTATCTCGTCTTTGAATAAGTGCAACATGACCTGATTGTACCACAATCGCATCGGTTGTCACGAAAATTGGTGGATAAGGAGCAACACTCCATGACTTCTTGTATTCTTCTACAAACTTGTTCTCTTCGTATAGATTCTGATATGCATCAGTTATAAGAAAATTGTAGAGAAAACTGATTGTTTCGTAAGGAAGATAATTCCCATACTTGATGGTAAATTCATTCCATTTATCTAAACAATTTGCACCAACCTTATAGTAATCATCACGAACAGCAGTTGCTGAAATGATATCACCATTCTCAAAAGAAAGAGCAGGGATGATCTTCTTTTGATATCCAGGAAACCAGTGCGGATATGATTTCGAGTCTTCTTTATCAGAGCAAACGATTTCAATCTGAAAGTTCGTCAATCCTTGACTATGAACATATGCAGAAATTGTAGACTGAACATTTGCAATCCATTCGTTATCATTGTAAGGATTATCTTCGAGAGGAAGAATATCAAGGACAGTCGATCGAGGAATTGCATCCCACCAACTACGAATAATAGATCGACGTTCACTGTATGAAAATGGATTTTTGATAGACCTGGATCGATAACTGGATCCGATCAAAACTAGAATACGATCAGAATCTGAGATCGACTTGATTGTATTGACATGGCCATTGTGAATTCCACATTGGAATCGACCGATGAATACTCTTAGTTTGTACATAGAAGCTCCTTCTATAGTTTGTTGATTACTTATTCTTCAATTTTAACAGATCTTGTTCTATCTTGTCAAGATTAAGTTGCAAATATTCAATTTCAACATTGAATTCATCAAGTAAACGAATGATATCTTTTTCATTCTTTGGTTGAATCATTGCTTTTGTATCGAATAAATCCAGAACATTCTTCATGCAACAATGCTCCAGTTCATCGAACGAGGCTTTTCTCGTTCAATCGTTATGAAAAGATCCTTTTCTCGAACATTGAAACGGAACACCATTTGTCCATTCTTGGTCACCTTATAAAGAGTAGATGTATTCAAAGCGATGTCGTTAAGTTCTTCTTCGTAAGAATCATCGAATGTTACATTCTTTCCTGTGTAAATTGTCATATCAGTCTCTACAACAAGAGGACTATTTCGAATCTTATTAGGATACGTTGAGTTAGAAACAATCTGACCATCATACATCATTGAAATATCGTATGTAACATGCTCTGATGCAAAATCTACGTTGATATGCTTCATAACATCAAATGGATTTTCGTTGTAGCGATTCATTTCTTCAATCAAAGCCTGAAGCATGTCAAACGTGAACATCGAGAATGTTGTCGTTACAGTCATCACAGATTCCATGTGATCTTTATTCTTCAGATTGTCTTCGCAATAATCACGAATGAAATCTTCATCAAGACCACGATAATCATACTTGTAATAAATCCGACCAGGGCGATTCAGCATATGCTGATCAACATGACCAGAATTCACAGTAAACATGAACAGTTTCTTTGTCTCGATTGTACCATCCAGAAGTGTCAATAGAGCTTCTTGATCATCATTTTTGTAGATTTTATCAAACTCGTCAAACAGGATGACAACAGGTTGCGTGATGCTCGCGATGAATGTATTGAATTCTTGTCCAGATAGTGCTTCATTAACGATGATCGTTGGAATACCAAGCTTCATCAATTCAATAGCAGTAAGCTTCATGAGCAATGATTTACCGGATCCTTTGTCTCCTGTCAAGAGAACGCCAGTAGACTTAGGACGAGACATAAAAGTCTCGATAATGCGAGACGATCGTTCATTCGGATGTCCATAAATTTTCTTTGGCAATTCAAAATCAGCAGTTGTCTGCAAAAAATATGTCTTTGCCATTGGATTCATCTTGATCACATATGTCTTAGCTGGCAAAGAATTCACTACATCCAAAGAATCAGATGGTTCAACATTTACGGTATTACCGCTAACAAAATAATACGTCATTTCAAAAGGCCTTCATAAATTTTCAGTTGGATTTCAAGACAAAATTTGATGTTCTCATAAACAGAGTCCTGCTTAGGAAACATTCTACGGGCTTTCTTCAGGAAAGTAAAGAAGTATTCTCGAGTCTCTTCACAATAAGATTTAATCTTCTCTTCAGAAAAGACACCGATCATTGTGGAGATGTTGTTAACTCGGTCGGCACCTTTCACAATAGATGCATTCTGACTCAAAGCAATCTCGTCAAAACATTCTTGCTTGTCACGAACAGCACCTTTGTATTTCTTAGTCAAACAACGAACATCATACATTGCTTGTTTGCCAAATTTGTGTTCGATATCTTGAAAGTCGACATGATAGTCTTCTGGTGTATCATGCAAAAGAGCAGCAACAATAACACCAATCGGATCTGTCAGACTCTTATAATGTTGCATCAGAAAGAGGCAAATTTGAATCTGATGCATGAATTCCGGAGTCTCGCCATCTTTACGGAAGCCAGTGTGAATATTCTCCACATAGTCGAATGCTTCGAGCGCACGACACCAATCTTCGTCTCCCATAGCAAGTCCCAAGAGACGGCTGCGGAGAGCTAGTTTGAGCTTTTTAAAGTGTTCACGTTCGCTCATAACAATCTCCTAAGTTCCAATAAAGTGATTATAACAAACGAATCAAAGAAAGTAAAGCTCTAAGAAGAATTCTTCAATCCAGATTTTTTGAAGATGACTTCTTCGCTGATTTTGTATGCCAATACAGCTTCCTGTTCATAGTAATCAAGAGTGAAAGCAATCACATCTTCAATCTCAGATCTAGTTGCTACAATCCTAACAGGAATCATCTTTTCTTCAAAGAGAATATTATCCAAAGAACACCATTGTCCCTTAACAGGAGACATGATAGTCAATCCACCTGTGATTTCTCGAACCTTTGCATCCCAGACTCTGTGATATCGAGTCTTGAAGAACTTTGTTCCTTCTGTGTTTGGTCTGACAGTTGGAACAAGAATTTCCCACATGAATTTTGTTGTCATATCAACCTCCGGCTATAAAACGTTTCCATTCCATGATTGTCTTCAATTCTGAACCTCGCCATTTCAGAGAATTCATAACAGACTCACAATATTCAAAAGAAGCCTTTAGTTCGAATAGCTTTTCTTCAGAAGCCAAAAGAATTGGATCTACTTCAAGCAAGCGTTCGAGTTCAGACTTTAATGGCTGTTTACCTTGATATTGTTCCCATCCGTAATCTGCAAGATCTTCTCTGCCCATTGTACCAGAATAATAACGAGTTCTGGCACCTTTCAGCTTAAGAAATTCTGCTTGTTTCTTGAAGACATGAATCTTCAGATGTGTCAAGATATCCAGGTACTTCTGATGAAGTTTTGGAATCTTGACAATTTCATCATCAATGTTAGCGGAGTCAATGATCGTATCTTTCGCCCATTGCTCTTGAAGCAGTTTTAGCATGCTGTATCTTTAAGTTCCTTCAGAATTTCTTGAACAAGCTTGGCATCATAACGACCTTCATAATTTGTCTTAAAGAAGCTCATAACGATCCCAATGATTTTATTATCTTTGAGATTGAATTTTTCATTCATGATGATGTTCATGATTTCCAAACGAGACAATTGTGCTGGCAAATATCCAACTAGAATAGTCTTTTCTTGAATTGCAGTAAAATTCCCAGGAGAATGAGATAGCAGTTCATCTGTATTCTTAATGAACTTCTTTACAGTAGCAATGACTTCTTGATCAGTTGGATCTCCGCCATGTGCATCTTTGCTAATCTTGGATGCTTCTCCAATCAGAGTCGTCAGAAGATTCTTCTTGATTTCTTCTCGATTTTTACGAGCATCTAGCTGGTCTTTCTTAATTTGTTCAATCAACGTCATTCTTTTTCCTTTTTAACGTATTTCATACCAATGATAGCACCTGCCTTGAGCAATTCTTTTTCATAGAATAACTCTGCATCATCATGCTTCAAATAATTTCTACAAAACCACTCACCAAAAGACATAAATTCAGATGCAGGATCTGCAAGATATCTTTTAGGTAATTCCATGTAATGGATGTGACTAATCATTCAAGATAGCAATCAATCACAGTCAGAACAGCAGTTGCTGCTGCTTGCCATTCATTCCAAAGTAGCTGAAGAGCTGGTTCCTTGAATGACTGGATGTATCCATTCGAATCTTTGCCTTTATCTACAATAGTCGCATCTAAATTCTCATTCTTAATGAATTTCAAATGAGAATTCAAAAAAGCTTTGATCAAGAAATCGTTTACAAAACTGGCTTGCTTCATGATTGATATTCCACAAAAGTGTCTGACGTTCGATCATACACATAATTCACAAATTTTGCTTCTTTGGATTCATATACTCGATCATTCCAAACGAAATATGGATATCCAGTTTCCTGAGCCAGATCAAAGACATCTTTGATCCAACCATATCGAATATGGGATGTGTTCATTACATTTTTCCATGTTAAGTTCATAATAATCTCCAAAGTTTCATGTATTTTACAGAAAACGAATCAAGATGTCAAGCAGCCCAAACGTACCACATGTTGATCATATGATTCGCCTGCCATTCTGCATCTGCCATTGCATTGTGTAGCTGTTCATTGACAGGAGGTTGAAGTTTCTTATCTGCATCAATCAATCCCTTCAGAGTTCTGTAACAATTTTCATGCCAGAAATCCCAAGGTTCTTTCTTATCAATCTTTCTGTAACAATTCCGTAGAATTACTTGGTCAAAAGCAGATCCATTAGACCAAGTGTTCATGCTATCTTTTCCGTACCATTCAGAAAATGCCAGAAGAGCAACATCAAGAGGAACAGATTTTACAAACATAGATTCTATGATACCAGGCTTCTGTTCATTCCACCAACGAAGTGTATCTGGATCAATGAATAAGTTATATTTCTTTGTAGAAGACAACTTTACATTCATGTAAAATCGATCTTGAATTCCTCTGTAATCAAATTTCACAGCTCCGATTGAAAGAACACCTGCATCAAAATGTGTAGCAAGTGTTTCTAAGTCAATCATGCAGTTCACGCGCAATAAATCAAAAGCCAAAACTAGTCCTCTCTAGCATCTTTAAAATCTGGATCTCCTGGATATCTGGGTGATCCATCCTTACGAAACCAACAATACGTTGTTCCTTTTCGATGAATATTTCCGCCACCAGAAAAAGGAACACCTCCACAATTACATCCAAGTGCATTAAGGCCTGTTGCAGATGTGTTACGATTCATCATCCACTTATCGACTCGATATGCTCTGGATCCACACCCAATGCTTCGGCAAACAGGAGCAAGCGCGTATGCATCTGGATGCTTGCTCAAAACTCTTCTTGCTTGACATTTACGACAACGAACATGATATCTCATATGGTTTCTACAGAGTAAGGATACAAGATATCTGTAGAAATTGTCTTGATATGCCACAAAATCTTATCATTTCTTTTTGCATCAATCCATTCTTGATATTTCTGCATCTTCTGAATATTGTTTGGATCATACTCGCAAAAATCCAAGACAAAATTTTCATTCATAGCAACGCAGAACTGAATTTTAGTTTTGATATCACTCATTGACAACCATCCAATCGATAGCATCAATATCTTCCAATGAAAAATAGTATGCCTCCGACCATTTAATGTATTGCATACTCACAACATCTTTGGTTATGAATTTTTCTATGAAGATATGTCGATCATGCATCCAACAAGACCTTCGCATTTTTACGCCGTGGCGTAATTTAGTCAATGCTAAATTGAAATCGAAGTAGTCGTAATGAATCCAACCAACTATCACACCATCTGCAAAAACAGAGCTCTTATCTTCGTATCCATTTCTTGCTGGAAGATTTATATTTGCATGAAAGAATGAACCCACATATAAAGCGACATCAATCACGCCAGAGAATTCCAATGGATGATCATTATCATCCCATATTTTATGACATTTTTGAAATTTTACCATATCAAATCTCCAGAATCGATGTTGGATCGAATTCTGTGTTCTCGATCCCATATTTAGAAACATAACCACGAGGATTACAAACAACACGACAAGATTCTAGCGTTTCATACGAGAAGACTTCGTAGTCAAATACATTATGGACATGTCCGTGCATCCAGATATCTGCTTTGGTGATCAGTTTTGTTTGAAGATTGTTACACCAGTATGAATTAAACGGAACATCATTTTTAAATCTTTCGTGGACAGAATCCAAAGAAGGAGAGAAATGCGTGATTACGACTTTCTTATTCAAACTAGGGGCATCAAGAAATTCTTCGATAGATCTCTTCGCGAGATCAAACTCTGCAAGCATCATATCAACATTCCAAGAATAGATATAATGCGAATCACTCAATCCTGTAGGATACCATTGCTTCATATGATATTGATGTTCTGGGTACGCATTCATGTTAGACCACAAAGTCGTACCAAAGAATTCAACGTCGCCGATCGTGATAGATTGATTATACAACACTTTCAGATTCTTACATTCATTTTCTAGTTCTGTAAAAAGCATCAAACGAGCTTCCACAGAACCACCATAAAAATCATGATTACCAGGAACAAAAATGATCTGATGCATTGGATTAAAGTTACAGATGTCTCGAAGATGTTTGATATCTTCTGCAACATCCCCGGCAATCACAACAACATCGGCTTCTTCTGGGAATTCATTCTTGTATGGATTGAAATCACAGTGAAGATCGGAAATCAGATGAATTTTCATTCTGAATAAGTCCATGAAGAAGCACATAGATGATACTTATCATCCCTCATCCTACCATATTTCAGTCGGATCACAACTCTTTTATTTCCAAATAACTTCTCAAAGAATCCATTCTTCTCTTGATAGCCTGCATCGATCAATTTGTGTACGAGAAAGTCTCGAATCAATTCAAGCGCATCGTTGTCATTGTTGAAAATTGTGGCGATCTCAAAATCGTGCTTGTTGACATCATACGTACGAGCAACATATGAACGATGCAATGTAACAAGCTCACCATACTGTTTATTCAAGATGGCATAGAGCCAATACTGAACATTGTAACGATTGATGTTAGGCATAGTTGTTCACCCAAAAGATAGCAGTCTGAATGGAATTCGTCCATACAAAGGTAGGACGACGAAACAAGATCTTACCGAACATCTTCACAGGAGCAAAGATGAAGCAAACCGTATTCGGGCCATGCAAGATCTCAGAATAGATACGATGGCCAGAAGGAAGATCGATGTAAGTCTTCGACAAAGGACTACGGAAAAACTTAGGCAACTTGAAGGTCAATTCTTTCATAAAAATCTCCTAAAACAATGTCATAATTATAACAAGAAATCTTCATCTGTCAAGACAAATCAGACTAAGTAAAAAGTGCTTGACATCATGATCACAATCGTGTATAGTCTATGCATAGGGCTTCCTCCTGTAGAAAAGAACCATGTCTCGGTTGCTGGAAAGAAAAGAGATGATAGACAGATGATCTTCAAAGATATGAGAATGCTTTGGAAAAGTTCTGCATTGTTCAAAAAAGTTCAATGCTTCCTGTTCAGATAGCGAGTTATACGCTGTCTTCTACGCCCCGCAGGTCATGTAGCTGATTACTACAGAATAAACAGGCTCTATTGGTGATATTAGTCACAGTTGGCAATCTGTGTCCGCAAGGAATAAAAATGCGCCTGATAACAAAGTTGAAAGAAATCACTAGAATACGAACTACGATTGATAAAAGAATAATAAGAACAATCCACTATAAATCCTAAAGAATAAAAGCATTGAGGTCCTCATCTTTGACTGACTGTCACTTTCGTTCCAGATTCCATCATTCCTGATATTCTTCTCTTTTGATACAATTGATAAGATTCATTTCTTAAGAGTTCCTCACTCAATAAAAGGAACTGCACGTCATAAGGTTTCAATAAATTCCTATCAATCAGGTCTTTATCACCATGACGGGGCGTAGCTATGATCAGTTACATGAAGATTAGTGTACGATAGCTCCAGATGATAACTCTATTTCAGCTTCTACTTGCTTGAATGATTCAGCAGAGAAGAGAACATCATCTATATCATTCTTGTAAAGAGTCTCTGTCATTTTAATGTATGAATCAGAGATGTATTGGATGAGATTACTCTTTACAAGTTGAACATCATCAATCGAGATGTAAAAGATTCTCTCTTTAACAAATGGCAAGAACGATCTCATGCTGAATGAATCATCTTCTTGTCTGACAAGTTCCATGGGCAAGAAAAGAACTATTCCATTTGAATGATGGTAAGAATAGGAGATAAGATTCTCTCCTGTTTTCAGTCTAGCAAGTACAATGTTCTTGAAAAGAACTGTAGCGTCTGATATACCATAGTTGACTAGATTCATTTGATTTGTATCTCTTTCAGTTCAATGTCAAACTTTTCGATTCTGTAAATCTTCATTCTTTCAAGGAAGTGTTTGAAGATTGTGTTTTCATATTTCTTGTATCGCATATCATCTACGATATCAATCAAAGTCATCTTCTTTCCTTCTACTTTTCTGAGTCCTCGTCCGATTGACTGTAAGACACGAATCATAGATTTTGATGGAGATCCGAAGATAACATTTTCTATGTTCGGAATATTTATACCTGCCTGACATGTTGCATAGCTAACCACAAGAATGATGCCTGGATTTGCGATAGCATATTTTCTGATCCGTTCTCTTTCATCAGCAGAAATACCTCCATGAATCATATAAACTTCTCTTCCGTATTTCTCTGCTCTTGATTTGATGTATTCATAGAGAGGAATGAGATGCTTATCAATAAAGTTGCACATGATCATCGTTGTCCCTGTAGACGCAAAGGCTAGATTTGCAATGATCTTGCTTCTTTCGTTATGAGCACATATGAAAGATAATTCGTCTTGGTATTCCAGAGATTTATTGAGTTTACATGTTTCTTCTGGATACTGGAGAATGATCCCTTTGATGATCATATCAGAAAGAGATCCGCTATCCATTAGCTCTTTTGTTGTGATGATCTTCTCGATTGGTCCTAGAGCACCAACGATTGATAATTCGTTGATTTTTTCTTTATCGACTGTTCCTGTCGTACCGATTTTATATGGAACATCAGTTGCTAAATCTAGGATTTTCTGAAGCTCAGTCCCCTTCGCGGTATGGCATTCGTCTATGATGATCCCATCGTATGAATTCAAGACCTTCATTCCATGTGATAACTTTATCATCTTGGAGATTGTCTGCCATGTAGAAATCAAGATAGGAGGATCAAAATTTCGTTCTTGTCCAGAGAAAAGAAGAGTAGACATTGAGTCTATGTCAAATCCATTCCCAATTGAGTATTCTATGAAATCTGAAATCATCTGTTTGACCAAAGAAACAGAAGGAACCAGAAGACATACTCTTTTATCATGAGCCAACATCCATCTAATGATAATATAGATGGTTAGAGACTTCCCTGATCCAGTTGGCATAGACAAAGTACGTCTACGATTGACGAGGGCGGTGTATACTGCATCGATTTGATAGTCTTTAGGGGTTATAGGCAAACCTTCTGAATTCGTTACCTGAAGTGTTCCTATGAAATCAACGAGTTCGTCGTATGAAATTTCTTCTTTTCCGAAGTCGGTATATTTTGGATTGTAGATGTATTCTACTTCTTCTCCAGCTTTTTCTGCATATGTCAGAAGAAGATCATGTAGACCCAGAGGAAGCTTGTTTGTCTGCATATTGAACAGACTGATATCCCCTGACCACAGTTTTGCTTTATATTTAGGGTGCCAACGATATCCTGGCGCTTTGAATGTAAAAAATTCTTTTATGTTATGAAGAGTTGAATCATCAGAAAATACTCTTAAGAATGATTCATTAAATTTTTCTATTTTTATCATATCGATTTCCTTGGTCTATACAGACCCTTTACAAATCCTTCTGGAATTATTGAATCTGATTTCAAATAAATATTTATTTCGCCATTGTTGTATGCGCATTTTCCTGTCGTTGATCCAGATTTTCTTTTATTGATCATTTTGTAGTTTACTCTTCCTGGACTCCATCCTTCTGGAATTTTATCAGGGAAGAATTTCCTATTTGAATTCCCATCATTGAACCATTTATTTCCGGATCTGCCTGTTCTGGATTCTTGTTTTATCTTTCTGTCTTCTTCTGTATGATCTTTTCTTAAAACATATCCTATTTCAGATAAATCAGCAAAAGATAATTTTAGATTTTTTGTCGTTGGATGAATCCACCATTTCTTATTTTTCTGACAAGGCGGAGTATATCTAAAAGGATCTGGATACCATGATTCTGGAATTTTTATTTTTATAGGCCAATACATGTAATCTGTTCCGTTTGTGATTTTTATATATTTTATGTTATACGGAATGAATGTAAGCTCATACACATACGCCATATCATATATCCTTGAATGTGAAAAAGTCTTTGATCTCCGAAAGAACATCGGATGATGCAAAGACTCTAAGATGGGATTCGTTGTATTTTTCGATTTTCATAGTTGACTCCATAACGGTTCAACTATTTATCATTCAAGATTTAATCGTCTTCTTCACCGTTCGGTTTGATATGAGCATGCCACGTTCTTGTAGCTGTCCCATGTTTGAACTCATATGTTGGTTCTTGATGAGGAAAATGTAAAACATGTCCTTTATCCAAGATGTATTCGTGTTCATCTGGATTTGATGAATAATGATCGACATACATTCCTCTTTTATGTCCAGCAGGAACATGTATTTTCAAAACTTCTGCAACATGACGGACACCTTTGATATGATCATCTAATTTTGTATGAGCAAATCCTGATGCTGTAGATTTAACCAATGATGTTGATGTGAAAGGAGGAAAGTGAACTGCAACAACAGGCTTATGCTTATTGTCATCCATGATCTTCTTCATGTTTATTTCATGAGAAATTCCTGTGTAAACATGGAAGTCAAAATCAGGTTTTGGGGTAGCTTGATGAATTGCTTCTGATAGATGTTTACTATGTAGAGCATGTTCATTATCTTCATGATCAGTATTATTCACATGAGAATCTATCAAAGATCTATTCAATCCCTCTGATGTTCTGGTATATTCTTCGATTGCTTTTTCGTGTTGATAATTACCAACACCCATTCTTTCTAAAGATTCTCTTGTATCTGTGAACTTTTTAAGTTCATCTGCAGGAACATTAAATTTTCCAAGTTGAGCATAATTAAAGCTATTGACTTGATGATATTTTCCATCATTATGCTGATAGTTTATGCTATTAGTCGTATCATGAATAGATCGAAAAATCCCACCAGACGAATGAGGTATGAAGCCATTTGCGATATGATTTCTTACCTCATCTGTCGTATATTCAGACTTATGTGTCTTATCTGGGTTTGGTAGAGTTGGATCTTTTTGCCTTGCTATTGCATAGCCATATTTTGCATTCATCTGTAGTCTGTTTTCATGAACAGAATGTTTGCTGATTGCCTCAACTATATCAAGAGATAAATTAGGATTATGATTTCCTGCAAGATGAGAATCTATCATTGAATCGACATGATCCTCCAATGCTTTGTTCTCTGGCTCTGCTGGAAGATGTTTCTTCTTAAGATCGTGTCTTTCTGCTAGACTCAAATCTGATGTATTCAATACAAAGGATTTATTTGATGTGCTGCCTTCGCCACTCAGAACATTTTTGATCCCGAAGAAAGATTCTTTTAGATCATCTTTCTTGTCTTTCTTCTGATATTCTGAATCAACCTTCCCATCATATGCAATAGGAAGTAAGCGTTTGCGTCTAATCTTCTCTTTCAAAGCCAACATTTTGACATATGCGGCTTGAATAATCTTATCAGACATTTTTGATTAGTTCACATCTTCAAGGTACGAAGCAATCGCATTAGCCGATGATACAACACTTGACTTAACTCCGATTATATCAGAAGATTGAAGAACTATCTTCTTGCCGTTTGTGATTACTTCTAGAGGATAACCGGCAGCGATTGGAACACCTTTGAATAGATAAACTTTAGCAGCCAACACAGAACTATAAACATAAACATCAACATTGATTGGCGACGCTGTAGTGTTGACAACATCAAACTGAGTTAAGAGGGATTTCTTACCAACAGGAGTCGTATAGAGTGTCGTATCGGTAGTTCCGATTGCTATTGCTGTAGAGTTCTTGAATAAATTACTTGCCATTTTGATTCCTTCTTGTTGATTTTGTATTTAATTATGGGAGTTCTAAAGCACCAATATCAATTCCTCCGCGTGCCGTTCTTGGTACTTTAAAGAAATCTGTTGTAGGTGCTCCTGATGCCGTGCCAGCATTAATTGCTGGACTTCCTGGTCTTAGTCTTAGATCTGCGTTTTTCATAGAAAAATTTACAAACATTGGATCTACACAATCGCCTTGTATACCGCATCCAGCATTGTGAATGTTCCACAATATGTTGTGGTCCGTTATGACTACACCTGGATTATCGTATGTAAGAAGTCCAGCCATTGGTTGTCCTGGCTTCAAATAAGAAGGTCCAGATCCTGCCATGATGGTATTTTTCACAATAACAGTTGCATTTGTTGATGAAGTATTAATAGCAGAATCGCCGTTGCCTATTACAGTATTGTTAATCATTTTAATGGTTGATGATTCTCCACCCTTTGTAACAGCTGTTATAGCAACTCCGTCAGCGCGACAATTATGTTCAACGTGCATTGTATAAGGTTGAGCATCAAAGAAATTACAATTTGCAATCACAATACTATTTTCAATGGTGACATTTTTTCCTTGTACTTTAAGCTGATTACCAGCATTGCCTTCGGATCTGGCTCGACGAACTACAACATCGCCTACTTCTCCATCGTGATACAGCATATCTAAACCGTCTGATGTATTATATCGGAATGTACAATCTTCCCATAAAAAATCACCATAAGTGTGATCAAATCCTACACCGTCTCCCCATCCAGGTTCAGCCCAACATCCGAATGGTTTATTGCCTGGGATAGATTCTCGACAGCCACTCCACTCTATAAGAACTCTACGGAATACAATAGATCCTGTATTGATACTTTCTTCTAACGTATTACCATCCAAGTCTCCACTGATACCAACCCATCCATTAGCGGAAATTCTGATATCCTCTGCTAGGAAATCTTGATTACGTCCAAACGTAATCCCACCGGCACCCATACCATGAATGTTTAAATTTCGAATGACCAGATTCACTGTATCAGAAATTCGAATTCCATCTTTAGCAAACGTATCTACTTGAGTATTTCCACATCGTCCAGTCTTAGCCTCATATCCTGGAATGCAATCACTTGGATCAGTTATTTCAAAGCAAGCAAAGACAACATCATGTGTATTTATTAAATTCACGACATGATCCATACCTCCTGGACCTCCGCCGAGTAAAGTAGGAGGTCGCATACATCTCTTATCCCATCCTTCTCCAAGTATTCTTGTTGGATTTGATGGAGTGCCTGCAGGAGGCACTCCTAAGTTACAATCCCATATATTATTTCCACATGGTTCCGATCCAGGAGATCCTCTGCGGATAGGATATTTGCCTCTAGCAACTATGAGAGTATCGCCTCCAGCAATTCTTGGTGTTCCAAATGTAGGAGAAGGAAGAGCAATCATAGGATTTGACCAAGCACATGCGACGTTTGTTCCAGTTCCAGGATATACCGTATTCGCAAGTCCGTTACATTGTGATGCAGACCCACCACCAGGCTTGACGTAGAAAGTAGCAGCCATGGATGTTGAGCTTATGAAGAAAATTAAAGAAATAAACAATTTAGAAATTATATTCATATATACCTTTTTTAATTAGGTTTTGTTACAAAGGAGACGGATTGAACTTCGCCTCGTGTATAATCATTGCCAGATGGCTTCGTTCCGACTACATTTGATTTTGCTGTTGCTGTAATCATATCAGCAGCAACTAGAGGACGATCTATGTTAGCAAAGTAAGTGAATCCAGTGGGGGCTGGAAATGGAAATGGATCTTTAGAATAATAATCATCCGAAAAAGCTGTATATATCACTCCCTGATCGGATGTATTAAATGCAGGCGTTACGATATCACCATATGCATACCCAGATCCGATTGATGCATACGTATCAAACTCGAAATGATGACCAGCACCAGGACTATATGTACTTATTCTCATGTTAATCTCAGCGTTCGTGGTGATTGTTGATGAATTTATATCAAATTCAAAGAATCCAGCAGCGGCTCTAAGACAATACCAAATTTTCACGATGTTATTTCTATCAGGGCATTTAATAGCAGGTAAGCCGACAATTGTATTTATTCCTGTCGGGTCTGACATCGTAGGCTCTGCAGTCATTGTTACGAACGAATATGCAGCAGATATTATAACCAGATCATCAGCCCATACTTGCATCATATCAGGAGGCATATAAACGTGTGCATTTGTTGAAGCAACCAAGTTTGTTCTGATTCTTGGTACAGTCAGAGCTTGTGCAGGAGCTACTATTGATATCGACTGAGATGTTCTATTTGCTTGTCCTTGTGAATTTTGGATTGTTACATAACAGCTAAGTACCCCAGCTGTGCTTGGAGTAAAAGATGCAGAGTCGGTCCCTACATCAACTCCATCTATTTTCCATTGATAGTGGATAGACGGGAATGGTTCTCCATCAACAGCACCAGAATTACACACGAACATCTGTCCTGTTTGGAAGATACCAGATGGACATGAAATTGATGGATCGCTCATAAAAATAGGAACTGATGGATCTCCCTTGACTAGCTTATCTGGAATACTGACGATATAAACATCTGGATCTGCCTGTCCACCGAAATTAGATGTAAAAATTGCCTTTCTTCCATCACGACTCGGTACTGCATCTGGTCTACCAACCGATCCGCCATAATCTGGAGATGTTTGCATATAAGCAATGCTATAGCTTATTCCGCTTGGAACTAATTTAGTAACAAAAACTTTACGCCAAGGCGCTCTGATAGTATTCAATTTTCCTTGATACGTCGTATCTTCGTACTGCTCTCCATATCCAGATAAGAATACCCATCCAGGACGATCGAATGATTTTCCACTGATCGTGACTTTCATAATCTCTTTAGAGAGCCCAATGCCCCAAGTCAGACTCATAATTACAAACGGAGATCCAGCAGCACAATTTACGCCCATGAGAGCATTGTTAACTTCGTCTAGATAACAAAAAATATCCTCATTCGAAGTACCAACGCATAGATCTCCATAAGGAGCATTTGTTACAATTTGTCTGAATGATGTAAAGTTCGATACCGTATATGCAACAGTGCCGTTACTTCCAGACCAGCATATAACGGAATACGTTCCAGATGGTGATGTTGATACCCACTCTGGACTTCCTCCGTTATGTGTAGATGCAGATACCGAAGAAATGATAGATTGTGTTGTAAAATTCCATGAAATCAGTCCAAGATGTATCATATTTGCATTTTCGATAGAAAATGTCCATGTGTTCCCATCTGCAGATGGACATCCTCCTCGGAGCCAAACTCTCGCAGCTTCTGGGAATATAGTCGTCACACTTACAGTAAAATCATGAAGAATGACAACATCCATTGTTGATACATCTACCGTATACCATATCAAACCTCCGTATGCATTTGTGTAATGGATAAGGTTTGGTGATGTTGTATCCCATATTGGTTCTGCTTCGGCATCAATAAAATCTAATACATTTAGTGGATTTGCTGTTGCATCATACAAAATCCATAACCCATTGGATGCCTTGACGAGGTACATACTAGCATCAGAATTAAATACAGGCTGTCTACTTGATGCTTGTCTTATAAACGTAGCACCTGCTGTATCATTCGTATAGTCCGATCCTCTCAATATAGACATTCCGTATAGAGGATCAACGAATGTAGAGCCGACAGCAGGATGTTCGAGTGTCATAAATGGATCGGCTGCTAATGGGATAAGATTTGTCCCGTCGTATAAAGGACCAACTCCTGTCACAGGAGCTGTACGAAAAACAGAACTGCCAGAAACATTCTCTACTGTCAAAGCAACTGTTATGACAGATCCTGTATCTGCATCAGACATGAGATATGTCATGCTAGTGTTGCTTGTTGGAACTCCATCCTTCTCCCATACAACTCCAGTAGTAAGACCTAAGTGACCATATATACCATCGATTAATTCTATCAACTGTCCTTTGAAAGGAGTTCCTTTGATATAAGGAGCTGTAAGAACAGTTGGAAGAGGTAAATCTGCGACCATCACAGATATTGTATTTGATGTTGATATAACTCCATTGTTCGCGATTTCTTTGTAAGAAACATAAGATCCTACATCGGCCGCGACAAGTGTATAAGATTTTGTTGTTGCTCCTGGGATGTCTACCCCATTTCTTTGCCATATACCACTTAACGAAGGAGTAGGCAATCCAACCCATTGCGCGCTGGTTGCATTCAATGTATATCCTTTTTGGGCATTGCCAGATATACCAGGAATAGCAAGCGGAATTGGCGGTACACCATCGGCTATAACGGTTAAATTTCCAGGACCTAGAACATTCTGTCCATTTACTGTCTTTATGTTTTCTCCAGAAACAAGTAGAGGCTGAAAGCTACCAATCCCAGATGATCCAGGTGAAATTAATTCCAGTTGCGCAGCAATTTGATTACACTTTAATCTCCATTGCTCGAAATCGTCTTTTGGTGATATAACTATTGCTGTCATTTTATTTTCCTAGTCTATCTAGAATAACCGAAAACATTGTTTTGATATCCTTCATGTCTGATTCGAGAGAATCTAATCGATCTTTGACGAGATCTCTCGCTTTCTTTTTATTGATGTGGCTGATGTATGCATCAGTATTTACATTGACAATTGCCTTGGATTTTTCATCTCTAGCAATGGAAGAATCATCAAAAACAGGAATCATGATGTCGCAATCATTCTAATTTGTTGTATAGACGGAACATTGCTTGTATCAGAAGAAGTCATTACAATCTTAATTTGTGCAGATGTGAACTGCACATTGGACAATATATCATACTCAACCCCGTAGTAAACGTCACCAGAGCTGCTATATTTTGGTGACGTTACAGGAGAAGCCAAAATCCAAGTCTGTCCAGACAAATAGTTTGTATTTGATGCGAGTCTATAGTAAAGAGCAAATCCTGAAGGAGCAGCAAAATTTACATCAAAAAACACTTTCAGCGATGAAGCAGGATTTGTCAGTGTCAGTGGATTCATGATATATTTTGCTTCGGATGTTCCGTTTTCTGAGATTTCATCAAAATATCTGCTATATGCAATAAAAGATACAGTTGATGTTTCGTTTACCAGTACGCTATCAGTTGTCGTGATCGTTGTTCCTGTGGAATCTATTGAAGTTACTGTAGATATACCGTTGTTAGTGGAATTCGTTGCACCGCTTATAGAAATGATCTGACCGATCTTCAGTTGACTGAATGATCCAGTGACGGACGCTGTGATTGTTCCAGCAGAATTGAACGTAACAGCTATTGAAGATGTTACATCATCTAATCCAGTTATATTTTTTGTCGTTTGATTGGTGTCAATTCTATTCCCAATGCATACAATAGAATATCTATCAAGATCTAGGACAGGCGATAGATAATTCGTGCTGCTCTCCAATTGAGCTGTGACTTCGATAGATTTCTTGTTTGCGTTAAACGTTGATTCATTAGAAGTTGATGCTATCTGGTAGCTTGCTGTCAAATATGTGTTTTCCTGAGGAATCAATTCTACCGCATTATTTGTCATTGAATACGTTGCATCCGTACATCTAGCAAAATGCTTGATTGATGTGTTGTCATATTTCAATTGAGTAGCTAGAAGATTTAACAATTCAAATTTAACATGTTTTGTTACATACACAACATTAGTAAGTTTGCTATAGCCTGTGATATTAGCATTTGATCCAACAGAAATAACAACATAATCTTGCTCTGCATATGTTACTGCATGTGATCCATTAATTGAAGCAAATGGGATGCCATTTACATTTGATGTTAATCCAGATACAATGATGTTAGATCCAACAGGAATGCCATGATTTGGAACAAACAGTCGAATCAAGTTAGATCCAGATTTTGTATAAATGGCATCAGGATTGATTGCATATGTATCCAGATTCTGATTAGCAAATTTGATGTTAGCAGAAGCTGTATTGAAAACACATCTGTTCAATGTGAACTTGATATCCTCGAATTGATCTGGAGACCATGTTGAAGCATTTTGAGATTTGAATAATGTTCCGAGATATGGTTGTTTAGAAATACGTTGTCCAGTTGTTACGTCGTTCTCACCAACATAGCAAACCCATACCGCATAATATGGAGAATCTGAAGAAAGAACAAAGCAGTATTCTGTATCACCATCCAAGAAAACTGGATATGCTGTTTTGATTCTAGTTACATTTGTAGCATTTGTTGAAACATTGATTTGATTTGGTCTGTACGTTACTCTAGATCCAGGAAGAACTGTCTGAGTAGGAATGCCATTCGACATTTCTCTGATTTCGAATGTTACAGGAAGAATTCTATCCTTGCTGTAGAAATAAAGATCAAAAGAATCAACAAATATCCCATCTGGATTTGCAATCTTGAAAGACTGAGCTAAAGGATCGGCATACACTGGTTGAACTTCAACAAATACAGATTCTGAAACTGCTTCTTTAGCCAGAACGCCATTTCGTGTAGATACAATTGTTCGAACTCTATTCTGCATGTATCCTGTTGCAGTGTATGTTGTAAGAGCTTTCGTTGTATAATTTGTTCCATTGGAAGACGAATCTGTCAGAATAAAATTCTTCGTACCTGTTCTGAATTGAATCTTCGAATTTGATGGGATGTCAAAAGTTCCAGAAATCTCTCCGTATGCATTCGTAATAAGCCCAGGCTGAGAGATGGAAGATACGATACCATTCGCACCAGATATAGAACCATAAACAATTTGACCAACAGAAAACGATCCTCTTTGGTTGATAACATGAATCATGCTATCTTCATCAATAGTCACAATCGCAGTTGCCGTTGCGAGAGCAATATTTCCAGATGCTCCGTTGTGGAGGATATCTCCCTTTTTCAATCCAGTGGAAACAGCATCATTAGCGGATGCAATAGATCTAGCAACACTGTTAGAGTCGGATCCTGCATCTGTGAACATATCAAATGTTCCATTCTTGGAGCTGAGTGTAATGATAGAACTTGGATTGATATACGAATCGATAGATGTCGAATCGAAGAAACCAAACAATTTTGTATTTGGTTTGAATCCTGTTCCAAAGAAACTGATCGTACGAGGTCTGATAAATGGAATTATATCGATAGATACAATTCTATCATCGATAACCTTCGTATCATAGACAGCTTTGATATACGTTGTCGTTCCGGTTCTTGTTTGAGTGTATGACTCATCTCCGCCAATTTGAACTATACGTCCTCTGACAGTTGTAAACCTAGCACCTGCCCATGCAATTTGCCAAGCATTCCAAACAGTTCCTAGTTCAGAACGATACGCATTAGCCAAAGCAGAGAAATTGCCTTCTTGATTGATAACGATATCTGGACGATACTGAGTTTCATACCATTCATCAGAACTTGGTGTTAGCGAAATATCACCAATAAAATTGATTTTAATGTATGGCGTTACGCTTTCGTATCTTGTTGCATATGGTTGCTCGATATAAGAAACAGTAGTGTAATCTAGGGTAGCGATTCCGTTGTTCACTACATATCCCATAGATTTTCTATCAGAATATGCAACGCTCTCAAACAATTTTACGTTATCATTAGAAAAGGATGGGCGCAGAATACCATTAGCTACATCAATAGAGCATTTGAATTCTTTAGAATCCGTCTGAGCAATTGATTGATCAATGAGCGAGTCTACAATGAATCCATTCTTGAAAGATACGTCTCCGTTAGCTTCGAATAGCTGAAGATTCTTTGTCTGAGATTCTAAAAGAGAAAGAGATGTATAGTATTCAACATTAGATAACCGACTTTCAAGATTTCCGATATCTTTCATTGTGTATCGTTTGTTATTTTCTCTCTTGATAGAAATAACAGGAGTTCCAACAATTGAAGGATATACCGAGATAGTAGACATCAACATCGAATTTTCAGGAATCGAAGGAGCTACAGGAGAATCGGCTGGAACCCCTTTGGTGATAACAAAATTCCCATTTGCATTCAAAGATAGGATATCAACTCTTGGTTGGAAGTATGTGTAATCTGAGATGATGTCGAATCCCATTGCAGGAATCGAATTGATCACAAAAGATGATCCATTTCTAGATGGTCTGAAGTCTACGCAATCAAAAAGATCCAATACTTCGCCGTTAGCTTTTGTATATGTTTCAGATATAGTCTTTTGATATGAATCTATCGTGAAGTAGTCTCCAGATGAAGAATGTTCGTGATAGTCATATGTGATTCTGATTGGAGATCTTGGGTTGATTGATGTGTTGTTGACTATCTTGATAAAATCGTAGTAAGAATCTTTGATTCCTGTATCGAATTTATATCTTGAGGTGATATCGACAGCAACCGCATTTCCGGGAATAGAAGATCCAAAAGCAATTGGAGTCCCGCCTGAATCTACGAATTCAGAAACCTTCAGAAGTCTGATGCCATCCACTTTAGAAAGAGTAATCGAAGGAGAAATCGCATTTGCTTGTACCGTGATATCTTCTGAGAACGCTCGAGTTATGCTCTTCAGTCTTTCTTTTGCTGTCTTCTTAACAGTAGCAATTACGTTGACGATTCCACCATTAAAAGATGTTCCAACGTTAAGCGTTGCAATGTTCGCAGTTCCATTCAATGTAATCGTAGCAGGAATAACTGCTCCTGTAACAGGAGATACAACGTGGAACGCATCTGGTTGTTGGGGAGACGCGAATGTCTCCCCAAGAGAAGATGCGATTGTTGCTATTCCACCCGTAACTGTTCCAGATACATATGATTGACGTACATAGTATGCAATGTTTGATGATGTTTCATCATCAACATCTTTCATTTTTCTGGTGTAACGAGTTGGAAGTTTGAAGATTAAAGAATCATTCGAACTTTCATAATGCGTGCTCGATACAGAATATAGAGAAGAATTCGTAAGGGCATGTTGAGCATTTGCTGTCAATGTGAGCAATGTATCCGATGAGATAGATTGAACAATCATCATTGAATACAATGTACCAGATACATAATATCCAATTGCATCACCAACATTCAATTCTTTTGTGAATTTCGTTCCAGTCCCTGTTACTGTAGTCGATGAAGTTAGGGTCGTGATTGATCCTGATAGAATTGCGATATCACGATGTGTGTCGCATGTGAAATTGACACCTGACACATTCGTAAATGCTATCTGTCTGACATTTGATGTGAATTTCTTACCAGTATTCATCTTTATATCAAACAACGAAAGAACATATTCGCAAGAAGATGATCCAATCGTTCCTGTTTGATACTCCATGTATCTTGCTCTGGCAGTTCCTATGATAGATCCATTGGAAGTTCCTGGAGTAGTTGTATATCTATCTCTAAGTTCTACGATAGGAAATTGCGTTACATCCAAAAATCCATAGACATTCTCTATGTTGATGTAAGAACCGATATCGGTTTGAATTGTAGCATTTCTTACTGGAAGATATGTAGAAGCTTTATCGATCGTAACAGTTGATTGTCCAGCTTTTGAAACCTCATATCCAAAGACATATGCTTTGCCTGGATCTATGAGAAGTCCCATTTTAGATGGATCTCCGCCATTTTCTTGAGAGAGAATACCTTGATTGTATACTGGGGAATTTTCTTGACGGAAAGAAATACTTCCATTTGTCGAAGATCCGATGATATGAGTAGGAGCAATCAATCCAGATGTGCCATTGTTCTCGGCTACATATGATATCGATCCAACGTTCACAATGTCACCATTCAGATACGATGTGTTAGCTGACCAGTCTCCTCTATTGTTGTTTCTGTGCTCTTTGACTTGAGAATTGAATGTATCAATCGCATAATTACCAGACTCGTCGTATGTTCTACGAGCCATTGCATCGGCAATCAATGAATAGTTTGTAGTCGTTACGATAGAATTCAGATTACCATTCGTGACTCTTAAAAGTTCGATGAATGTCTTATCCGAAACATCTGATAGCGAATATTTCTTAAGATTCAGGTCGATGTAGTATCTATGAGCACCAGGAGCAGAAAAATTCGTAGATCCTTGTGCGTTGTCATACAGAGAATCGTCTTCTTCTGGAGTGATGAAATCTTCTTGGATTTCCAGACCAACTCTATATGAAGGAGAATTTGTATAGTCATCAAGCAAGATTGTTTGTGCATTTACCAGAACAAATCTAGAATTTACAAAATATACACCTTTCTGGATGTTTGCAGATGATCCATATCCAATTGCATCGGATGCATTTTTTACTGTTGCATAAAGAGGAACTGAATCAGAAGTATAAATCACTTCTCCTGGCTGGAAAGTCTTTACTGTTCCTTTGTTAACGGAATCGCCAGAAGAAATATACTTGACCCAGATAGTTGGATTTGTTGTATCGGAAGATTTTCTAAAGATTTGTACTTTAGCTCTGATACCAGATGTTGCTCCGATTACTTCTACAGATTCGTCAGAAAAAGAAGAAAGATACGAATCGATCGACGTTCCGTTGTACGTCGAGTCAAGTTTAACGAAATCCAAAGATGTATCAATCGATAGTTGACCAGGAATGACCATCGATCCTTCTTTGAAAATATTTCTTCCATGTCTTGCAATCTGCTCTTGCAAGATTGTTTGCATTTGATTCAATTCACGTGCTTGAATTGCATATGAAGGACGGAACAGAATTTGGTAGAATTGTTTGTCTTCGTTGTAATCGTCGAAATATGGACGAATGTTTAGATTCTTCATGTGATCTTTTCTGTTAGTTCAATGTGATGTATTTAATTGTCAATTCTTTTCGATGATGAAGTAATCATAATCAAATGTTACAGATGCTCTCATGTATTCGACATCTGACACAGTAGAAGACACACCAGAACTAGAAAGAGAGACAGGAATAGCATTAAAAAATGTAAACGTTGAAACTGGATTATTCTTTGAATCCAGAATCATGACCTTGATATCTTGTTCGCCTAGAGGTTGAATGCATCGAACGATTCCATATACGAGATAGAAGATAACCAGGAATAGATTTCCGTGTAGTTCTTCATATCTTCATCTATGATGAATTCGAAGCTCACAGGCGTAAACTGGATCTTGTCACCAGCAAATTTCATGGTAGAGAAGGGTGTATCGGCTGCAGCAGGCGGTAGAGCAATGCTGGGAAGGGCAAAGGACGTAGCAAGAAATCTAGTTGCCTCAAACGACGGAATCACTAACATGAAATTGTTAGTCTGCAGAAAATTGGAAAATTGTTTGCTCATTGCATTCCTTGATCATGATTCTTAACTTTACGAAATCCTGCTTTTGCTTGATCTTCCATATCAGTTCCTTTCAAAACATCCATTGCAGCAAATTGATATGATCTAGGAGTCTCTGTATCCATGATAGCTTTGAGGTGTGGATACTTCTGTTCTGCTGTCAGATTATCTGATTTCAAAGCATGTATATGCAATCTGTTAGCATTAGCAGAATCTAGATAACTGATTGCATTTTTATGAACATGAGGAGAATGTGTTATGAAATCTGCTATCTTTTTATCACCAACAAAATCACCAGCAGCTTTAATTGCTTTTATAGGAACTGCTGTGGATGTGCCATGCTCGTTGATGTGATCGACTGCTTTATGCAAGATATCACGATTTTTTACATTATGTAAAGCATACTCAGCCAATCCAGGATAATTCTTCATTGCATCATCAGGAATAGACTTCAAAGCATGATATTGATATTTTCTACTCTTTGAATCAAAAAGACTGGAAATTCTATCAGCATGCGATTGATCATAATTTGAATTAGTTGACATTTCGTTATGAAGAAATCCATCTGAAATCTTTCCACCGTGTTTATCAATCAAATGATGTATTGTATCTGCATCTAACAAATGGGCAATGTCAATTAGATGATTTGGTTTTAGTTCAGGATCTCTAGCAAGCTTATTGATAAATTCATTAGACTCTTTGCCGGATCTTAGAGATAGATAGTCTTTAGCTCCAACTTTATTGAGGATTTTTGTAGCTTGTTCATCATTACCGGCTTTAATATCCAAAGAACTTCCTTCATTTTTCAAAGCATGATCGATAGCATCTCCTGTATGTTCTGGATCAACCTTGAATTTAGATGCATGAGATAACATCTGAGATGCGAATTTTGAATCTTGGTATTGATATTTTCCTGTTAACATATGATGTTTGTCAGCAGGAGATAATCCATGCATTGATGAGTTCATTACATCGTGATGCTTAGTAAGATTAGCTAGAGCCATTCTTTGATGATTCTTCGTTTCATCAGAATCATTTGAAGAATTAATAGAATTCAGAATGTGATATGAAACATGTTTAGGAGCATGTTCTATCAAATCATTAGCAGATACATTCAATTCGCCATCAGTGAAGATAGATCTACCATCGTGATTTTTTGGATTTGTTAGATGTCTGAATTGATCTGGTATATGAGATGCATTTTTATTGTACCAGACTCCGGTTTCTTCATAAACATCGCCATGCGGTTGATAATTTCCATCGTGTTTCATAGGAAAATGCTGTTCCGCCCATTCTTTCACAGTAGAATGGAATTGATCGTTTCCTGTTCCGTATGTTGTTCCTTCTGGACGAAGAATTGTGTGATCGTGTTCATAGTTGACATGAGGTTTCAGATTTATACGAGCGATCGGATTCTCAATATTTTTATCATCTTTATGAATCAGATATGCTGTATGAGTTCCATGTCGAAGATCCTGCTCTATATGTTGGGCATTACATCCATCATACATATGCATACATGATGTCCACCCTCTATCGGTAGACATACCGGCTACATGATATGGATCACGAGTTATAGCGACATGAAGATCTGATTGCTTTGTTTGTCTAGCAGGATCGTTATCAAACTTGTTCTTCAACTCTGGAGGAGCTTTTGATTTTGTTAAAGCTTTTCCGATCGAAACCATTCGACCATGTTTATCTGTTGCATATCCTGCCCTGTATTCATGAAAAGAAGGAATATCAAATCCATTCGATCTAAGATGTTCGTGTACATCTGAAGGAATCTCTCCAACATGATCCTCTTTTGATTTCAGGGGAAGATGAATCGTATCTTCCCCTTTCATCACATGGTCAGATAATGCTTTAGAAGCATCTGTACCGTGCATGTCCTTCCAGTAATCAACAGCACTTGTTTGATGCTTATCTAACGCCTCTAATAGATATTTGTAATGTTTCATTTGCTTAATAAAAGTTTAATCTATTTATCAAACAAGCCATGCTGGTGGAAGTTCAACAACGAACGTATTAACATCAGCATTTGATCCCCAATCAGAAGCAAATGCAATACGAGTACCGGATGGACTGATATTTGCATGTGCCTCTGCAAAGATGAAATGTGAATTATTGTTGCCTAATGTATGCATATGAGCAACTCTTTGATATGTTCTTGTGTTCAGGTTGCACATGACAATTTCATTCTGCAATAGTCCTGCTTGGTTAATGTTTCCGACAATAGAAGCAGCAACCCATCCTTTACGATTGAATGCCAATCCACTGATATGAGTTGATGCTGATGGATATCCATATCCATTAGATTCACCAAGAAGCGTATATATTTCTCCTGTATCAATGTATTCAACAATAACATTACCATTTCCTGTCACTGTGTTATCGTATTGTGCCGATACCCAAACATCTCTTCCGTCGGATAATTGCGTGAAACATCCATGCTCAGACCAATTTGATGCCAATGTTCTGACAACAGTGTTATCAGATGTTCTATAAGCAGTCGCGACTCCCGCTACAGATATGACATAATATGCTCCGCTAGGAGAGATGTCGGCAGCAACATCAGCTGTATATCTTGGGCTTTCGACTCCAGTTGTTACATTTCGAGTGAATGCTTTATTTGTTCCTTCATCAAAGAATCCAAAAATATTATTGTTCCATGAAGAATATTTTGGATCTCCACCAAAGCCAACATTTCCAGTAGAAGCTGGATGTGTAAACACTACATCTACTTGACTTGTCGAGATGTGCATTTTTCTCAATTGCTTTGTCGATCCAGATGCGTAATCGTAGAAAATAATATCAGGATCTGTAGCGGACCACATGAAATGCTCGATGTCAAGAATACCAGGAAGACTTAGCATTTTGATGTATGCGTATGTTTGCCCGTTCAACAAAGCAAATCCGCTTTGTGAACCACTTGTAACCCATACGATCATTTTAGATTCATCTGAGTTCCAAGTAGGAATCGTAGAATATACAGGTTTTGCCACTTGATCGCTATATTGTGATGATGCATCAGTTATTCTTCTGATAAAAGTACCAAACGCCGGATCGCTAAATCCAGCAAGCAGAGCTGGTTGTGGTACAGATAGCATAGATTTAATGCTGTTATCTGTGATAGGAGCAGTCGGAGGAATAAGAGCCGTAACAGAAGAACTGATATCAATTGTGGAACCAGATGTATTAGCTGCTTCTACGCTGCATGTCACTTGTTGATTTACATCATTGCTTGTTAAAACATATGTGTTAGAAGTAGCACCGGAGATAGCAACGCCGGCTCTGTACCATTGATATTTATACGACGAAGGAAAATTATACCATGTTCCATTTGATGCAGTTAATGTTTGTCCAGCTAACGCCAGTCCAGATATAACAGGCGAAGAATCTACAATGGGTTTTGGTAGATTCACGTTTGATCCAGATAGTGTGATTAGCAATTTTGGACGGAATCCATTCGTTCCCTCTTTAGATGTAAATTTTCTGCTATCTCCAGTATATGATGTTGGCAATCCAGTTATATCAGATCTCTCGATCAACCATCCATAATTTACTTTCGATCCATTTATGAAATTTTGAACATCTGCGATGAGATCGGATCCAGAAAATTCAATCCAAGATCCAGAAGTAGCAGGAGCAACTACGGATGCACTTGCTGTAGAGTCATGATCAGTCGATCCAATGCCACCAGGAGCCTGCCATGATTGCCCAAGAGCATATTCTAACCAAGATACTTCTCCTTCCTTCCATGGTTTCATCATAGAATATAAAGATAGTGTATTGTTGTTAGCTGATTCTTGATGTGCATACGAACAATACAATTGAAGTTTAGCACTCGTAACAGTCACTGGTCCAGATATGTTAGATATACCAGAAAATTTTATCAAACCATTTGAAATGTTCGTTGTATCCCATTTTGAGACTGTTATATCTGTGGCAGATCCATAATTTGAAATCGCATCAGAATTCGAACGAGTTGATTGGGAATCAATCGAGCCGGTGTAAGATGATCCTGTATTTTCTCCGATTAAGAAATGATATTCAACAAGTCCTAGCGGCTGGACTATTGTTCCGACAGAACTAATAGATGCGGTTCCGGCAGAATTGGTAACATTTACTTTAATAGCTAAAGACGTCCCCACATCTGCTGCTTGAGCGACATATGTTGGAGATGTTGCTCCTGAAATATCAGCTCCATTTCTAGTCCATTGAATTCCAGATACGGCACCAAGATTGCTATATGTTCCTTGAACAAGAGTTAGTGTCTGTCCTTGTTGAACAGTTCCTGTGTATGATGGGAATGTGATAGCTGCCGGAATTTGTAGAGCAGTAACTGATAAAGTAGATGAATAGAAATCTACACCGCTTATAGCGGCCGCATTTGTAACATTATCTCTCCATCTGACATTTGTTCCAACATCTGCTAGAGCGAGTGTGTACGTAGATCCAGTAGCCCCGGCGATATCTACACCATTTCTTTGCCAATTTCCAGATACGGTTAAAGGAAGAGTTCCTGTATATTTTCCAGATGTTCTGCTCAACGTATAACCTTGTTGCGCAGTGCCTGATATAGCAGATGATGTTAAAAGAAGTGGAGGAATTCCAGAAGAATCTAATTTAGAATTCAAAGCAGTTTGAAGTCCAGAAATAGTTGATATCGACTGTGTTCCAGTGTGATTCGCACGATCTAAAAGATATGCATCGGATGAATTATTAGTTCCGCCTACACTAGCGCTAAAATCAGCAGATGATAAAAGTATCAAAGAATACGTGATTGTATTTGTTCCATCCGTCACTCTATATTTGATAGTTGGGAACGATCCAATATAAGATGCATCTGCAACAAATGTCCAAGTTCCATTCGCATTTAATGATAGACTACCGACGCCATTAATCGTTACAGTAGATCCGGCCAAAAATGTAGCTGTTGATTTTGTTACATCTACTGGAATGATAGGAGACTTATCGATTAAGAACATGCCACCTGTTGATATATCACCATTTATAATTTGCGTTGAATTTGCAGAATTATAGATCACCCCATATAGTGTGAAATCTACTACAGATAAGGCAAGAGTAGATGATATTTGTTTTTCTTCTAGAATATTTCCAGATTTTGTGACTCCTCCAGGAACAAGAATAACATCTGGCGTAGGAGATCCATTCGATCCGCCTTGTTTAAGAGTCTGTACATCAGATGATATAGTTGTAATCGAATTTGTCAAGGAAGAAGGAAGCGTTGTATCTAGAATCTTTCCGTTAGCGTCAAGCCCAGCATATCCATTAGCAGCATTCTTATTTGATGAAGATTCTTTTGCATCCAAGCTTCCTTGCAGACCTGCAACCGTCGAAATAGCTTGTGTTCCGGTATGATTTGTTCTATTAAGAAGATAGAAATCTGTCGAGTTAGCTGTTGCTCCAGATGCAACAGAGTCCAGTTTTACTTTATCGATGTTTGACAACAATCCATTTGAAGTAGTTGTTGCTGTAGACGTTCCGGCTTTAGTATTCAATGCAGACTGAGTTGCAGTTGAAATAGGCTTGTTCGAGTCTGAAGTGTTATCAACGTTTCCTAATGCGACATCTGATTTAGAAAGAGTGACAGCTCCTGTTTTTCCAGCTACTGATGTGACAGAGTCGCTTGTTTGAATTTTTTCCCAGGTCGTTCCGTTTGATACGATCCAATCTCCAATATTCCAACTAGAAATTCCATTTATTGTTGTGACTCCAGCAACAGATACTTTATAGTAAAATCCTTTATTACCGAGTGCTGCCGTTGGGATAGTAGGAGAATTTAGACTTGCATCCCATAAGCCTTGATAATTCAAAGAACCAACGATCGAAGCTGGAAGAGTTGATGTTAGGATCTTTCCGTTGGCGTCAAGCCCAGCATATCCATTAGCAGCATTCTTATTTGATGAAGATTCTTTTGCATCCAGAGCAGACTGTAATCCTGAAACAGTTGAAATAGCTTGTGTTCCGGTATGATTTGCACGATTCAGTAAAGTAACATCGCTTGAGTTAGCTGTTGCTCCAGAAGCAACTGAATCTAATTTTGTTTTATCAACATTCGAAAGTAATCCATTCGAAGTAGTTGTTGCTACTTGATTATTTGCCTTGAGATCCAGAGCAACTTGATTTGCAGTTGAAATAGGCTTGTTCAAGTCTGAAGTGTTATCAACGTTAGCAAGGCCAACGTCTGCTTTAACGAGAGTGACTGCGCCTGTCTTTGAAGCAACTGATGTAACCGATCCTGCTGTAGTCAGAGCAGCCTGTAATCCTGTGATATCGGAGATAGCAAGAGTAACAACTCCCGTTTTTCCAGCTACTGATGATACAACTCCACCAGTGGTCAGAGCAGCCTGTAGTCCTGTAATATCAGAGATAGCAAGAGTGATATCTCCTGTTTTTCCAGCTACCGATGTGACAGAGTCGCTTGTTTGAATTTTTATCCACTTGATTCCATCGGATACAATCCAATCTCCAGCATTCCATTTAGAAATACCACTCACAGATGTTGTACCAGTCACTGATACGATATAGAAATTCCATTTATTCGATGCACTTGCTGTTGGAATAGATGGTATATTTGTTGACGCATTCCAATTATTGACGAACACCAAAGCATTGGAAAGAAGAGTTGGGAGATTGGAGTAAGAAACTTTACTTGAAGAATCAAGTCCAGCATATCCATTAGCAGCATTCTTATTTGATGAAGATTCTTTCGCATCCAGAGCAACTTGAGTTGCAGTTGAAATAGGCTTATTCAAGTCTGAAGTGTTATCGACATTAGCAAGGCCAACGTCTGCTTTAACGAGAGTGACTGCTCCTGTTTTTCCAGCTACTGATGTGACGTCTGAAACCGGATGAATTTTTTTCCATGTTGTTCCATTTGATACAACAAGATCTCCAACTTTCCAGTCAGTTACTCCTGATAATGTAGTCGATCCAGCAACCGATACTTCGTAGTAAAATCCTTTGTTTGATGAAGTTGATAAAGAAAGAACTGGAATGTTTGAATTGGCATCCCAAGTACCTTGATAATTCAAAGAGCCAATTATTGATGCTGGTAGTTCGGATGCTGGAATTTTAGATGTGTTATCTAGAGTAGCTAATCCGTTTGGAGCACCGATCAAACTAGCATCAATCTTAGTATTCAATGCAACCTGAGTTGCAGTCGAAATAGGCTTGTTCGAGTCTGACGTGTTATCAACATTCTGAAGTCCAACTTCACTTTTTATATGAGCATGTGCTGATGGATTAAATGTCGTCGGTTTATTCTGGATAGAATTCCATGAAATGATGGATGCACCGGCTCCGCCTATAGATGAAATAACACCATTCACAATAGAAATTCCGTCGCCTACAACGAGCAGATCTTGTTTTGCATTCAATGCAACTTGAGTTGCAGTTGAAATAGGCTTATTCAAGTCTGAAGTGTTATCAACGTTTCCTAATCCAACTTGATTTTTTGTATGTGTGTGATTACCAGCAGCGACTGTTCCAACTGTCGTTCCAACATTCAGAACAGCAGATGTACCAAGCGCTAGATATGTTGATAGATATTGAAAATCGATGGAAATCGTGCTACCATTGATAGATACGCCGTTTGATGCATTCAGTAGATCTTGTTTGCTGTTGAGTCTGCTAACAAGATCTGATTGAGAATCGATGTTGCCTACCAAAGATCCCCATGATGCAGCACCTGGCTGATTTACCTGACGGACTGATCCGTCAGGATACTTGATAAATAATCCGTCAGAAACAAAGGAAAAAGCTAGTTCTTTTTCTAAAAGATCAGATGGAAGAGGAGCATTTTTCGTTGTAGTAGATCTGATAGTGAAACGATATGGAATAGATGATGGCATCTTATGTTATTCTTTCTTTTTTATAGTTCTGCAGATGCAAACCAATAAACTGAATATGCGGCTGCTTGAGTTGCATTTGCTATTTTTCCTAGGTCAAATCCCTCACTCGGGATAGAAGTTCCAGTAATTACAACAGAACCAGATGGGAATCCTGTATTGGAAGCGTCACTTGTAGTGATATTTACAGATACAGATCTTTTAGGTACGCAGAATTTTACAGAACCTCCGAAAAGAACGCCTGATGTGGCATATCCTCTCCAGACATACTGTCCATACTCGTAGTATCTTTCATTTCGTAATATATTTGCCGAGATTCCGATATATTCAAACGGCGACACATTGTATCCAGGTTCTAACTGAACGCCAGTTATTTGAAATACATTATTTGCTGTTAACATAAATGCATTGGATGAATCAGTTGATGAAAGATAGTTGTTTGTTCTCCATGTATTTGATGGAATCTGAAGAAGAGAACCTGCTCCTAGAGAGAACGTTAATCTAAGACCGATTGTTGTTGAGCTATAAATCCAAGAACCGATTTGAGATCCAGGAATTGATAACTTTACTTGCTGCCAAGTATTCGCTGATGTTATGTCATATGTCGTAACATATGACATATTATTTGCTCCTCGTAGAATGACAGAATATCGACCAGCAACTGAGGATTGTACCCAGAATGATAAAGCAACATTCACAGCAGAAGAAGAGCCGAATAAGAAGTCTTGTAGATCAAGTCCTTCGATCCTCTGCTCTAACACATAATAATCAGTCGATCCTATGCTAGATGATGCAGTTGATACGATTGCTTTGAGGCTACTCGTAAAACCAGGAGCACTCGATAAATTGGATTGTCTCGAGACAGTAAGAGCGCCAGATCCAACAGTGTCGACAACCCATCCATCCAGAGAATACTTTGCTATCCCAGTTGCAGATACTGTATTAGGCGCAAAAACTCTTGACATGATATTCATATCACCGTTTCTTATTCTATTTCTGAAAGGAAATCTATTATCTGTCATAGAAACCCAAGAATCGGCTGTATATGCTTCTAAATGTAGATTTTCTGTATTGTGTCTGATAGTACCGACAGAAGGAGTTACTGGTCTCTGCGCAATCGAACCAGATGGGACGCGTATACCATCATTTCCAGAAATGTCAAGCGATAAATTTGGAGATGTATTGATTCCAATGCGACCATAACCGTCTACAACAGAAAATCCTGCTTGGGTAGACAGTAGTATGTTTGAGCCAAAATTATTGGCCCTGAGTACCAAATCGCCAATCCTAGACCCATTGCCTATTTGATTAGCCAATCCAGGAACACCAACTGATGCATAAGCTATGTTATTGATCTCAAACGATGTGTAAGAATTTGTTGTCGGGCTTGTCGTTCTCAATGTTAAGACAGAGTCAAAGTTGAGAGGAGATTTGACATCAAGAGTTGTAGACGGAACAACACCAAGACCAAGTCTTCCTGTTGTCGGATCCAGGCGCATCTTCTCGATACCGGCTGTATTTCTCCAAACGTGAACAGGCATATCATAATAAGCTGATTGAATAGCAGCACTGGCTATCAATTGATAATAAGGCGATCCGTTGTTATCGCTTACAATGCTACTAACAGTTGAATTTGATGTTCCTGTATTGATATCTATTTTCGATCGAGTAGAAGCTCCGATGTTAAGATTTGATATCTTAAGCGTGGTGTCAGAATTTTGATTTTTTCTGATCTCGAGGTTAGCTGTTGGATTTAATGCATCTGACCCAATTCCGAAATTTCCGTTCCCAGCCAATGTAACGTAATCTACTGGATTTATTGATCCAGATGGCGTAGTTGATAGAGTCAACTTAGTAGCAGCAGATGTGCCATTCGTCCAATTTGTTTCTGCCGATGCTGATATCTTGGCTTTAGCGGATGAGCTAACCTCGCTGCTTGATCCAAATTTCAGTGATCCTATCACATCATTGATGATAGGCAAGCTATTCTTTGTTAATAGGATAGCAGGGGTAGTTTGATTTATTTGAAGTGTATCTATTGGATTCGATATCCCAATTCCAATAAATCCACTGCTTGGATTGACTTTTACAGAATAATTGTATAGATAGTTCGTTCTTTTAGTTAATGCAGTAGCCTGTGTATTCATAACACCGGATCCAGCTGTACCGCCTTTGGCGATTGCTGTTGTTGATAAAGATGGGATATCTACCCATTCTGGTGAAGGCTGTATGATACCGTCAAAATCTGACATTGATTAAACTCCGGATAAAAAGAAAGGACCAAGTATTTAAACTGGTCCTTCTTTATGAAGAAATTAAAAATTAAGCAACGCGTATCATCAAGACAGAACCATTACGATAAACACCACCAACAACAACACCACCAGTGGCAGCAGCTGCATCGTTAGCATAGTTACCAATAGTTACACCATTGAAGAAAACAGTACCAGCTGAGTCAACCGATGTAGCAGCAGGCTGAGAAGCTGGGTTTTGAGTACCATGGAAGACGTTAGTATTTGTATTAGGCATGTTTTTCCTTTATTTTGTTAATTGTTTTAGAATTTTATTCTTTTCTTCATTCCACTTACGACATTCTTGATACAACTTGAAAGTTTCTGCAGATTGATTAAGCAGATCCGTATCAAGAGAACTTTTTGCTATAGGTAGATTCGGACAAGAGTAAAAAACTTCTGATGGTATATTTAGGTTAGCCGAACTTCTTTCTGTATGAGTAGCACATGCAGATAGAAGAAAGATAAAGATTGATATGATTAGATTTTTCATGGCTTGTAATTTGGATTTCTAGCTAGATTCGAACGAACCCATGAATCTTCATCATTCGCAAGTTTATCCATGTGCTCTTTATGAATAGAAGGATTTCCAGCTAGAAAATAACGAACATCTAAATTTTTATCATTCACTAACTTATCAATGTGTTCTTTATGAAGAGATGGATGTCTAGCTATTCTACAACGAACATTTAAATCGTTATCGTTCACAAGTTCATCGTGATGTTCTTTCGAACCATACTTTATCAGAAAGTTTATATGTTCGTCTTTGATCATTTGTTTGCTTCTTTAATCATGCTATTCAGCGTATCAAGATATGTATCGGAAAATCTATTGCAAACTTGGTTTCCATCTTTGTTGAATTCAATCGTAACATTCTTTGATGAATCACGAGGATCTTTGACGATAAAAATCTTTCTAGGAGCTTTGTTCTTCTCTGACTCATACATAGCAGATAAAGAATCAATCTGAAGATCTTTATCTGCTATATCTTTCTTGATTCCTTCTAAGTTTGCTTTGACATTATTTGATATGTCATCTAGCTTCTTGTTGTATGCTGCTTGATCGGCTTCGTACTTCTGGATTGTCTTCAGAAGAGGAGCTTGCCAATGATTCTTTGATTGATAGAATCCAAAGAAGAAAGACGCAACTAGAAGCAAAGCAGCTAGAATTGGCTTCCAGTATTGGAGACACCAAGAGAACATTAATTTACCGATGTTTAAAAGAGTTAGAAATGTCATGGCTTGTAATTTGGATGATTTTTGATTCTGTAACGAATATCAGAATATTCATGATTGACTAGCTTATCCATATGTTCTTTATGAAGAGAAGGATTTCCAGATAGAACATAATGAACATTCGGATTTTCATCATGCACTAACGTATCCATGTGTTCTTTATGAAGATTAGGATTTCCAGATAGATACATACGAACATTCCAATTTTTATCATTCGCTAGCTTATCCATGTGTTCTTTATGAAGAGATGGATTTTGAGCTATATTCTCACGAACATATGTATCTTTATCATCGATTAACTCATCCATATGTTCTTTCGAACCATATCTTGCTAAGAAATTCTTGTGTTGTTCTTTCATACATCTTTTCCTAGATATTTTTGGTTCATTCTATCAAGAATATTTTGTTTAGCTTCTTCCAGAACAACGTCTTCCAAATCATGTTTGTCCATAGCAACTTCATGACAAAGTTCTTCATCTTCATTCATTAAAGTCTTTTGATGTTCCTTGCTTCCATAGTTAGCAAGGAACTTCTTCTTAGCAAATTCCTTGGATATTATTAATCCAGAAGATGTGGCTTCTCATCCCATGCTTTATGAAGACTAGGAGCGAGTCTCGTGAAGTCGTCATTGGAAATTTCTTGATCCTTGGCATCCATGAATTGATGTCCTAGATTCTTTCCGCCAGAAAAATACTGGAAGACTTTACCTTTCTTCTTATCATGAATAACGTGAAGACCACCTTCTTTGTTATAACGATCGAACATGTTCTTCGAATCATTTGTATAAGCTGTGCACCAATCAGTCTTGCCTTTTTCTGAGCCACCGCCGTAGAGTTCTTGCGAAGCCTTCATATCTTTCAATTTGTATATCTTGATATTTTCGTCTTCGTGCTCAAGTTCTCGACCAGGATGTGGTTCTTCACTCACTGTATGCTTATCTGGATTTTCTTGGTATGGCTCGACAGCATCAGAAAGTTCTTTTACAGAATCATATTGATTGATGTCTTTCTTTGGAAGCTTATGCTTGAATTGATCAAACGTTGAAAGTATACCATGAATCTTAGGAGCATCTTCTTGGAAAACAGGCGCATTGCGCGTCAGTTTACGATGCGATAGCTCATCATCAGACATACCAGAACGATTGTACTGATTTACAATCCAGTTCGTATAAAGTTTCTTCTTTGTTGGATCGCCATTCTCAGCAAAGTGATCAACGATTGCATCTGAATCTTTGTGATCGGCAAGTTTATCATGTGATGTGTTAATCTTGCCCTTGAATTGAGTCTTCAAGAAATCAATACGTCCTTCGATCAAGAGTTGTTCTTGGAGTTCGATGTATTTCAGTGCGATGCTATCTAGTTTTGCCATGGTCTTTCCTATATTAGTGGGATTTGTTATTTAATCTTTGATTTTTAATTTTTTGAGCCATATGTTTTACATCAAAAGAAGGACTTTGCGTAGCTTTTTCTATCACATCATCCGGACAATTTGGGTGAACAATTACCTGATATTTATCATATGTATAATCTTTATAAGCTTTTCTCAAATGATCTGCCGTGATGTATTTATTTCTTGGTTCTAGCATTCTTCTAGTAATATATGTCGAGTCGTCATTCATTAATTTATCTATATGATCGCTAGAAAGATTTGGTCTATTGATCAATTCTGCTCTGACATAGTCGTCTGGATCTTCGATGAGTTCATTTGCATGATCCTCTGAGCCATATCTAGCCAAGAATTTCTTATGCTCTTCTTTGATCATTTTGATATCTCTATCTGATGCAACTTCACAGGAAATGGAGAGTAAAAAGATGTATCTTTCATCTCAGAGCTTGTCATGTTATATCCAAGCCTCTTTGAAACTTTCTTCGCCAATGGCTCAAAAGCAGCATGAACATCTGGAGTTCCAACGATTCTAACTTTGCCTCCTTTATCTACATGATCTTTACCCAGCGCGATTGCAGTAGATACGAATCTAGGATTTGGTTTATGTGCTTCTGGATTCATTGTTCCTTGCATACCAGAAGCAGGAAGGTGATGTAACTCTAGAGCACCATCATAATGGAAAGCTGCTATCTTATCACCTTCTTCTCCAATATCATAAACTTTGACATTCTTTGCGCCTTTTAATTCGGCAGAATGTTTCATCATAAAGCCCATCATATCGTCTTCTCCATCTTTGATAGAATATGGCTTATCAAAGACTTCTGCGATGTATTCTTCTAGGAGATGTTCTTTAAAAGTTATCATGGCGTGTAGTTTGGGTGCTGTTTAATTTTTATACGAACATCTCGATCTTGATCATCGGCTAATTTATCCATATGTTCTTTATGAAGATTAGGATTTTCAGCTAGATCCCAACGAACGTATGTATCTTTATCGTTCACTAGCTTATCCATGTGTTCTTTATGAAGATTAGGATTACGAGCAATGCAAGACCTAACAATATTATCGTTAGAATCAACTAGCTTATCCATATAAGATTTAGAAAATTTTTGATATTCTATCGCTGTATGTCTTACCTCATCATCAACTGTGTTCTTTGGATCATCAAGTAACGTATCTCTGTGATTTTCTTTTAACATGGGATTTTTAGCTAGATTATTTCTGATATTAATTCTATCATCATTCATCAATTCATCCTGATGATTCCCAGATCCATATCTATCCAAGAATCTTTTATGCTCTTCTTTGATCATCTCAGAACTTCCGAGTTTGCATTTGACGTGTTCCCACCTGTTACATGGAGTAATCCATCATGTACAATCGAGTGCTGTGTATCTTTATCTTTCGTAGCTGTGAAAACAGTAGGAGAATGTCTATGAGTAGCATATCCTTCTGACGCCATGTGAATTTCATGCTTAGTTGAAACTTTTTCTGGCTCATCTGCGATTTTGTACTTCTTGTATCCATTCCCGCTTTCTGTTCCGATCGCATATGGCTTAGAAGCTTTAGTTGCATCAATAAAATTCTGAACTGTCTTGAAAGGAACTTCATATCCTATGTCAGTTTTATTCAGAATTTCCTTATGTTTGCTCGCTTCGTCTGAAGAAAGTTCCTTTTCGAGATTTTGATTAAAGTCAGTAGAGTTGGCTACAGTCCCATATCCTTTTCTTCCATCTTTTGTGATCGTTACAATGTGATTTCCTGTATCTTGATCATGGAAATGCATCTTGGTTACGGTTGATTTCTGTTCTGGATTGTATTCGGTAGGATGCGGAACTTCTTCTGATTCTCTTGTTACTTTGAATGGATCTCGATACCCATCAGCATGAGCGTCTTCTAGATATTGACGCATACGACCAGATATATCAGATTTAGATTTGAGTCTTTTCGTTGTTCTGACTCCATTTCTGTTTAATGAACCGTTTTCTCTGAATTTTCCATAATCGCCAAGATTATGTAAGATAGATTCGCCAAGCTTTGGATGCATTGCAAGCATAGTAGGATGCCAAGTAACATTAACATCACCATAAGAATTAGTATGAGCAATGGCAATTGGCATTCCTGTTTCTTTCTCATGGATTTCATGAAAAGATTCAGTTGCTTTTGTTGGAACTGGATCACTGAGTCGATATCCATACTTTTCTTTATCTGCAGCATGTCGAGCTTTCAGCGCTGCTAGATTATTCTTAATAAGCTTCCAATCTAGTTCTTCGTTCAGAATTTCTGTAGTTTGATTTGTCATCATTATTCCTTATTGCATTTCGACAGCACCGCGATCGATCTGAGTAGCTGTACGAGTTCTATTGAAGAAGTCTGTCGTCGGAATATTAAGTCCAGTTGATATACCACTGTTTCTAGCTGGACTGGACGTAATCAAGTTAGCATCGATTGATCCAGGCGTTTGATTTACTAACCCAGCTGAACCACAAAGATTTCCATTAACTCCGCAAGATGTTCCGCCGCCACGAACGCTTTCTTTGATATTGTATGTTTCGATGAACGTCCAATAGTTACCATCTGGTTCTGGATAGATATCTGCAGATTGTTGATCTGCACCAGATACAGGACCTACAACAAAAGGATGTCCAATAAGAATATTATTGGTTGCATATAATGTTCCGGCTACTTGTGATCCAGCGCCTGCATATACAACAGTGTTTCCTTCGCTTATAATCGTATTGTTAATCAAATAAACAGATTCTCCAGCATGTGCAACACTGACAGCCATCGCATCACCAAGTGCTCTACAGTTAGTAACATCTTCTGTGAATGATTTGCCATAAAAGAAATTACAATTACCAACAACAATTGAATTCGTTATAACAACATTGCCATTCACTTTCACCTGATTACCAGCATTACCCTCGGCTTTCACTCTATTAAGCTTGATGTTGCCTCCAAGATTATGATACAGCAAATCCAATCCATCTGATACGTTGTAACGGAATGTTGCATCTTCTATTATCCAATCTCCAGCTGTAGCTGCTGCGCCCAATCCATCGCCATACCACGAGTGACAATTCGTGATTGTCTTATCTGGATATGTTTCAATACAACCATTCCATTCAACCATCAATCCAGTGAATTTCATTGTTCCTGTGTTTGATCCATTAGCACTATATCCATCAAATGCATTGGCAGCAAGACGAACATTAGTCATTGTGAAATTGTTAATCACATTAGAGCTAATCCCTCCACCAGCTAATCCATGAATATCAAGATCGCGGAACACGATGTTTGATGCGTTTGTTATTGATATCCCATCATTAGCCCAGTTTCCTCCGGATACACATGATGCTGCTCCAGGGTGATTGTAGCAATTTCCGTGATCTGTGATTTCAATACAAGCTAAAGTTATATTGTTTGCGTTTTGCATATTAATCATCATATAAGCAGCGCTAGCTCCCCAAAGAGTTGGCTTCAAATTAGAAGGACATCCAGATGTGTATCCTTCTCCAACGATACGCGTCGGATGACTGACGTCTGCACCAGATGGAATCGGCTTCATGTAGCAATCGTAACTATACGAAGAATTACATCCATCTGAATACGCTTGTGATGTTGAATCGATTCCAAGCGCATAATTACCATAATGTATGATAAGCGTGTCTCCTCCGCTTATACGAATAGCGTTATAGCTTCCGATTGGAGGAATTGCAACGAATGGATGTCCCCAAGCGCAAGCAAGTCCTGTTCCTGTTCCTGGATACGCTGCATTAGCTAAGCCATTACATTGAGTAGAATTTCCTCCATCAGGACGAACATGATACGTTGTTCCATATGCAGCATACAAAGGATCGGTCGATACATGTACAGACCAAACTGCGTATGACATGTTACTATCTGGAAAGGTATTGCTTCTGAGCAAAGCACCAGAAGATATGCCATCAGATGATTCTAATACAGAATTTTTGAATACAGACCCATTGACAAGAGTCGAAGAAAAAGTGCCATTAGCTGATGTAGAATATGGTGTTATAATTTTACATAAAGCCGGACTTAAACATCCTGTGACAGAATTCGGAACCGTATCGAATTTCTGAGCAGGAGAAAAATCAAGAAGTACCGATGTACTCAATGCCTGTGATGCAGATGTGGCATCTGCCAATGATGTAAACGTAAAACTTGTGCAGCGATCAAATAATGTGTTGCATCGATCTCTGGCAAAATGTACATCGTACAGAGAGCCAGCGACGTTGACATTACTTGCTCCGACCAATTTTCCGTTGTTCGATACAACCAATTCTAAAGCAGACGCATTAGAACACGCTCCGATTAGCATAACAGTTGAT